CGAAGTAGTTCGACCAGTAATTGGATATTATCCTAGAAAAGAGGATATTGCACTAAGTAATGCACAGTGGAAAGCCTTACCCAACTTCGTAGAGGGTGACGAAAGTTTCATGCCCATCTGTGATACCAGCGGTAGTATGACGGGATTACCTATGGAAGTATCAGTCGGATTAGGTATCTACTTAGCTGAACGTAACCGAAGTGCATTTAAGGACTGTCTGTACATCTTCTCAGCAGCTCCGAAGTTCATTAAGTTGAATGGAGAAACTCTGTATGAGAAGATCGTCTCAATGCCCGGTATAGTTGCAGCAAATACCAACATCAAGGCAGTTTTTGAGCACATGTTGGGAGTTGCCGTAAAGAATAATGTACCTGCAAAGGATATGCCAAGTGCAGTTATTATCATCAGCGACATGCAATTTAACTCAGGTGTCGGTGAGGGATATGGTAAAGCAGGAGCATTTGCCATGATCGACGATTTGTACCGTAAGGCTGGGTACAAGCGACCATCGGTTATCTATTGGAATGTTGACGACAAGGCGGCCAAACCTGCCAAATATGACCAGAATGGAACTGCACTGGTCAGTGGATTCTCACCAAGTATTATGAAGTCAATTTTCAAGGGCGTAAATCCCCTTGAAGTTATGATTAATACCCTGAGTGCCGAGCGGTATGATGCAGTTGTTTATAACCTCTACCGATAAGGAGAAACCATGAGCAAGAAAGATAAAGTTCAGTTTCCAATCAATCGACGCGCTGACAAATTAACCAAGCGGGGAGTAGTTCCCAGTACCCCCGCGAAGCCCAAAGTACCAGGAAGTGGACGGAATCGACCCGCTAAGGGATATGACCAGGTAACTAAAACTTGGAATCAAGGGGGTAAGTAATGGCCGGTGGAGCCGTAGTTAAGTACACGTGTTCAACCCCACGAGAAGAGTGTGGTGGAGCTGTAAATGGCAAGATGGGAAGTGGAAACCAAAAGTTTCATAGTTCTATCACCGAAGCAAAACGATGTTTCGTCAGTTACTTGATTCGTTCTGGTTGGATTCGTGATAAACTGTTGAAGAATGTTTTCCGTAAGGTAGGCGAACCTACCAGAGATGTTGGATAAATTAACTGAGAGGGGTAGGTGTACGCTAGTGTAGGTGGGCGAGGTCTCACTGAAAAATGAGTTCACCGCTAATTATACATGCGGCACACTCAGTTAAGTCTGTATTCTGCAAACATACAACCAATCATGTTAAGATTAAGTTAGAGCCTACAGACTGGAGTTCAAAATGGCACTAGATAAAAAAGAGTATAAAAAAGTTTTAAGACAGTTCATTAGGGATTACAAGAGATTAGTAACGTGCAAAGTTTGTCATATCTCTGACCCTGATAAACTTGAGTTCCACCACCGACAACCAGAACTAAAAATCTGGAAAATTTCAGATATGGTCTCTATGGGCAAGCCTCTGAAAGAAGTAATGGTTGAAGTCAATAAATGTGACGTACTCTGTATCGACGACCATGAGGTGGCCGACAGAGTTCTGTTGGAGAAGTATAATTACAAAATGCCGATTAATCCTAACAAACAACCCCAGCGTAGAGCTGGTAAATATAAAGGAAAGAAGGATAAAAAACAATGACCGCTTCAGAAATGTACTGGATTATGAGGTTAGACCAGTTTAAAGCACTAGTTTCATGGCTACTGTTGGTTCTACCAATTTTGATTTTTCTTGTTCTTGCTTTTTACCAGATGCTCTATTCGATGTTAGATACATATGAACGAAAAGAAATGTGGTATAACAAACGCACTGTATACAAAGTGTATATAACTGCACTTGTGTTGATAACCATTGGTTTTGTTATTCAAACATTTTTGCCTTCAACAAAAGATATGCTGATCATTCAGGGAATCGACCGTATTAGTAATAGTCCAGAAATCAACAACCTAGTTGGACTTTTGTACGAGAAATTGCAGACATTGCTAACGGTTGGTAAGTAAAATGGCGTGGTTACACGGCATGTTTGTGTGGATATTGGTGTACGGTCTCATGAGGCCAGTTACCATTACTGATAATCTACTTGCTTTTATTATCATGTTTCTTGCAATACTCTCAATAAAAGTTGGAGATGTAGTTAGAGCAGTAAAGAATAAATAAGGAAAGGATAAAATGAATAACCAACGACCAGCAACTAAGATTTTAGTGTTAGCAGTAATCGCGGCAATTGTAATTCTGATTTTGGGGTATGCTGTTGGTACTCGTCGCCCATTTGAAGGTAAGTATAATAATGTGGCGCTAACTGAAATCAAGGGAGATTTGCTACAAGTTAAGTCATTCCAGACAGTAAGTGGATTCAAGTTCGTGTGGCTTGTCAAGGTTAATGAATACAAGCCGATGGAAGGAACTACCAAATCATTTCTTCCAGAACTATTAAGTGAAGATACCTTCGCTGTAGATGTTACAGATAGCAGGGCGAACCTATATATTGATTCAACGCCAACCACATGCTATCCAATTGACCAAAATTCATTGCCTAGAGTTTGTGAGTATAAGATCACACAGACTAAGGCAGTTTTGATTGTTGGCGAAGAAGTTGGTAGTTCAGGATTGCCAGAGACTTCTGGTACACCGCGATAAAGTAAATTAAACTCCCTACAGCAACCATAAACTAAAAGACATCTAATCTTTCAAAGTAAGGGAGTTTGTTTTTGTTCGGCCAATATCTCAAACGAATAAACTATGAATGAAAAACCAAACCCTAAAAGAATAGGAGAAATTTCCGAAGCAGTAATAACTGTTGAACTAATGAAATTAGGTTATGTAGTTTCCAAGCCGGTCGGAGATAACCAAAGATACGACTTAATAATAGATTCAGAAAAAGGTCTATTAAAATGTCAGTGTAAGACAGGCAGAATAAGAAATAGACACCTAGTATTTAATACAGCAAGTACAAGAATTAATAAAAATGGCTATTTTATACGAGGTTATAAAGACAGTTGTGATCTATTCTTAGTTTACTGTCCAGATAATGATTCTGTGTATAAAATACCAGTGGAAGTAACTACTAAAAGTAGCTTTTCTATTCTCTTTGAGAAAAGTAATAAATCCAATAGAAAAGAAGTTGCATCTGATTACTTATTAAAGTAACTCAAGTTTGGCCCGTGTGTTCGCCGGTAGTGAACAGCGACCTTATAAGACGCGCAGAGAGGGTTCGACACCCTTACGGGCCACTAGATTGCACCCAGCAAACATAAAAATCTACCAATTATGATAAAAACTGCAATCTGACTCTCTCTATCTTGAACTTGGAGGCTAATATGAGTAACAAAACTAGATTTGGTCTGTTATTGTTTGGTTGTCATTGGTTTAGTGAGGGAGATGTTAAGGTAGTAGTGGCAGCTTCTAGAATCCAGAACGCAGTTCAGAAGTTCTTAGTAAAAGAGTACCAGATTATTACAGAGGAACTGGGTAAGGATGTTACAATCCAACACCATCTGAAATATTCAGATGGAAATTGTCATATTACCATTGACGTTAGGTGGCCCAGTCAAACTAGCGAATTAGTAATTAAAGGATTTGTAGGTCTAGTCAAGTTTCCTAAATCTCCAAAATATGTTCAAGAAATTATAAAGTCAGGAAAAACCAGCATCCAACATGATTCTGTTACCCTTCCGAACTCTTATTATTTGGAGGATTGTGATCTAGAGATTCACCAAAAAGAAGAAAAATCAGAGTTTGAGTTTCCAGACTTGACCTGAAATTAGTCAACCTGACCAGAGCACAGCAGAAATAAATCTGCTGTGCTCTTTTTTGTGCCTAAAATCAGGACAGACAGGTTGAGAGACGGGCCAAAGTCAATTTGTACATAATTTCAGTTAGTTGAAACCGTCTTGTCGGCAAAGTAATTACTTTTTGAGTATTAACTAACAAGACTGGTTGGTTATTTTGTATAATCTATGCCTTGCGTGATCGGCGTAACGTGATATAATAGGGGCAGACGAGAAGGCGATCAAAAATCAGTCAAGAAAGGTCGGTATAAAATGAAAGTTCAATTTGTTTCATCGTTTCCAAGTGAAGGTAATTCTGACTTAATGGAGATGTACCCACTAGTATTACTTTTATTTTCAGACGAAGCAGAAATAACTAACGAAGTCGGAACTGTTCAAGACCTCAAAGATGGAATCAAACCAGATACAAAATACTGTATAACAATTGAAGAAATCGAACCAATAGCCACTGTTGGGAATGAAATTTGTTTACACCGTTGGCAAAAGGCAAAAAATGCACAGTTTGACAATGAGGTTGAATGTTCTCTTTGTGGTGCATATGGCGTAAAATTTGTACAGGGTGTTAGATTGATTTAGTGGTTAAGTATCAGGTTTGGGGCTGCGTAATCGCCATTTGACAAATCAGCAGAACGTGATATAATTATGACATCGGGGCAATACGCGCCCCGACAAATTGCGTTTCTGTAGTTGAGTTGTTACCCAAGTGAGCGACCGTAGGTGACTACGGAAATTTTATGCGCCCAATGTGGCGCAAACTCTAAAGGAGAGTGTACCATGGCTACGAATAAAAACGTGAAGGCAGTTTCGAGCAAGAAGTTGGCCGCGAAGAAAGTTATGGCAGTTGCTCGTAAGTCGGTGACCGCGGAAGAGTTCAAGGTTCTGGCAAACACGGTGGAAGCTCGCATGGCAGCGGTTTTGACCGCCGAGACCGGAATCCCCGTGAAGGGCACAAACTTGGTGCAAGCCATGGGTCAGGGCAAACTGGCCTTTGAAGTCAAGGGTGTGCGTCAAGTGACCGGTGGCGACCAGCTGAAGGGCAACTTCGCGGCCTTTGGTAAAGCTCCTGCTGAAACGACCGCCGCGGTGTTCGGCACGGACTATCCGCTGGACAGCATGTTCACCCACCAAGGGTTGGCGCGGGGGCTGGCGATGAGTGAGCGGAAGTTGTGCAACGACCCCGCTGACCAGAAGATGGTGGATGCGATTGCCGCGGCTATCATCGCCCGGTACCCGGCGGAGTGCAAGTTGGAAGCTGCAGCTAAGACCCGCAAGTCGAAGGGCGAGAAGGTGATTACTGAGCCCAATCCGCTGTTTGACTAGAACAACTGAATAGTAGTAACCTAGACCGAGAAGCTTTTGCTTCTCGGTCTTTTTTTGTGCCTATTTCCAAAGTTACTACCGTAAAATTCCAGCACCCACTTCGAGTCTGTTCTATATACGAGTTAGACCACAAATTAAGTTAGTTAAAACTGCTTTGTCGTGGAAGTAAGTACAAAATTAGTTCCCACAGTCTGGATTAGAGGAAATTTAGAACCTAAATTTAGTTAGTTCAGACCAATATTTTGAGACAAAAAAAGAGCGCACCATTGCGGTGCGCTCTAGTGTTTGAAACTACTTGATTTGTTTATTGACTCGTTGATTGAAGTCAGCAGACCGCACTGCTTTATTCTAACCTCGAATCCACCAAACTAATAGAACAAAAACCAACACGATGAATAGAATCCACATGGTTCTCCTTTATTTAGAAACTTCATCACTGAGAAGTTTTTCAACTATTTCAGGGTCGGCATCGTAGAGATTTTCCATCTCAGTTTCTTCAACTTGTTCCCACCAAATATTTTTCACCTCTGCTTTCTTTTGTTCAGCGAGTTCTTCTTCCATCCAACAATCACACTCACCATCCCAAGGTGAGACCATTGTTTTCTGACCTTCGAGATTGGCGGTGATTATCCACTCGTCCCACCCACAAGCCAAACACTTCGGGTAATCACAACCTCCATGTTCAGTGTAAGTTAGGTTAGAATCATCACCACATCGTGGGCAGATTCCATACTCAATACAGTTACTGCATGGTTCGCTACCACCGGGGTCGTCACGAGTTGCCTGATAACTAATACTTCCATAACAACCACACGTAGTACAACTCTTCGGCCATAACTTCATCCATGCTTCCAACTCGGCTTGCATCTTCAAACATTGTGCAGTATGAACTGTCATCTTACTTACCCTCCAAGAGTTTTTTGATGTTCCGACTCATTCCACGGCAGAAGAAACGTACCACTTGATTCACCACCAACCACTTCCAAGGTTATTCCTTCTTTGGACTTTTTAACTGAATGGACGGCGATTTTGTTATTCACCTTGACCCTCCCAATACATCCGCTGTAACTGACTTTCTGGTGGACGATTGCACCAGATTATATCTGCACGAGTTTCAGCCCCGTGTAAGACCTTGGCAGCTTTGACCAACTTTTCTAACTGCTTTGCAGACCGTACTAGATGTTCAGCAGTATTACAAGCGTGAACAAACTCAGGCTTATGCACATTGTCAGACATCAACTCGTGCCGAATCTTACTAAACTCATCTTCAACTTGACGAGAGGCAAGACCTACTCCAATGTCAACTGCCTCAACTAACTGAGCAAAATCAATCCGAGCTATCCCGTAGCTCAGGTCGTGACCAGTATTACCTTTACGAAACTCTTGGTATTCTTTCAAGGTGTTCATTATTCCTCCAAGTTTTCTAACTGGCTACATTGAATTACCATGCACGGACAACCATCAAAAAGGTATTTATCGGCCTTTTCTTTCGCTTGTTCACGAAGCTTTTCGATAACCTCAAAATCCTCTGGAGTTGTATCTCGCAGAGCTTTTTCAAGGTCTTCACCGGACACTTCCAACTCCACGTCAATTGTGTATGCAACTTTTACTAACAGAGTTTTGCCTTCCACGATTATTTTTCCTTTCAGCTTTTGTTGTAAAAAAGCTTCTCGTTCAGTTTTAATCTCCGCATCAATAACTTTATTACGCACGGGCGGCATTTCTTTTGTTTCGTAACGAGATTTGTCACCATTTAGATAATCGCGTGCATATTGTCTAAACTGTTCAGAGCTCCATTTATCGCCCATGTTATTTAACTCCTAAATCGTAATCCAAGATGTTCGGTATTTTTTCAACGGACAAAGCTCTGCTGTTCAGGGTCTCAGCTACCCACCACTTAGGTGTAATAACCAGATACTCCTCATTGTGTTTGAACTCCGACTGAGATAACATCTGCTTAAAGGTCAAAACATCCACAACTGATTGCATTGGAACTGGAACTGGCATGGTGAGCGGAATCCACATATACTTCATCTTTCGGTCATTGCGGGTAAACACATACCCAACAGTACACTGACCATTTACAAACAACTCAATTCCTGTAGCATCTGGAAATTTAACCAACAATCGTTCAACTGCATCTCGAACGTCCTCAGGTAACATCTTGTAGGGTAGTGATACCCTAGGTGAAAGTTTCTTAGTCGTCATGTTTGTTTTTCCTTAGTAGTAGTTGATCAACGACGCAACGATGAACTTCGCAGTATCACCAAACCAACGGACAACGTGACCATTGGTCATGGGTATATTTTGACAAATCTCACGAACCAGCTCCAACTCGTCTCCATCAGCTTGAACTTCTTCTACTAGCGGAACTTCGTGGTACCCAACATCTAAGTGTTCTCTAATATGCCAACCAACTTCAATGCCGCCGACCCCGCTTTTGTGATTCTTCTGAATAACTAACATGGTAATCTCCTTAGAAGTTTATACTGTCGTGAATACTGTACACGAACAGAAAGCCCAATAGTTCAAACTGCCTTCTCGTGGAAGTTACTACTGAACGGCAGTAGCGGCTTCATAGTTTCTATACATTCCGTAATGCCATGTTTGTACATCCCATAAAGGATCAATTCTAATTTCTAACTCACCATCTTTGTGTAAAACTGTATCATTATCCAGTAAAATCGCGGTATGAACTATCCAGGGCCTTTCTTCACCATATCTGAATATTAAAATCTCTCCGAAACCATCTAAATTACAATGGTCTTGAATTAACCTTTCAATCTCACACTCATTTAGCCATCTAGGAGTTTTTATCCAGCCCATTAAGTACGCAGTAAATCCCCAACAGTTAAAGCTTCGTTCAGGATACTTCTTGCGGGCTTTGACCGCTTTTCGTAATAGTTCGTACTTAGTCATGTTCTCACCCTACGATCTTGTATTCATATTGATCCCACTGTGGGATAACTCCACCACGCGGCAACCGAGCACAGACTTCAGCTACCACCATCGGTATTTCTTTAGCGTGAATATCATTGTCTAACGGTGCAATCATTTCATGCACCAAATCTGTTGTAGTAACTTCTTTATACATCTTCTTGGTAACAGACTTTCCCATCTTGTTTACTTTCTTGTTCACAACTATTTTCTTAGTTGTTACACGAAACAGAGAAATCCTGATAGTTCGAACTACGCGAGCCTTCTTAGCCTCAGGAGCTCGTGGGTGAGCAGGCTTAGGTGGAACTTGTGCCATGAACTCACACTTTTTGTACCCAAATTGCGCTTTAACTTCTTTCAGCGCGAGATCAGCGGTCAAGACTTTCAGCAGTGAGTGGTATGTTTCACGAGCTTCAACCAGTTTTCCCCAACGCTTATTCCACTTGGTCTTTTTAACTTCGTAAGCTTTAACCTCGCGATTGTACTTCTCTTGTTCGGGGCCATCACCAACAAGTCCAGCTAACTGCTGTTCAGCGGTCTTAGCTTTGACGGTGCATGTCACCGTCCAGATACCACCAGATACATCACTGACCTTGATGGCTTCAGCCTTGAGGTTTTTCTTGAGCTTGTTAAACTGTTCAGCGTTGATGTAATCAAAATCAACTGCCCCATCAGCTTGTAGCCAGCGAACAACTTGACTAATCTTCTCATCACGGTCAATAATCCACGCATCTAACTCTTTCTTCTGTTCACCTTCTTCTTTACTACCATGCTTGAGTTTTCGTGTCAAGTTCTCAGGAATTCGGAACAAACCCTGTGCAGCTTTCGCCACTGCCATTTTACTCATTGACTTTCCCATGTTAGTTTTCTCCTAGAGATTTTGAGTACCGGGGCGAGTTCTGTTCTCGCCCCGTATGTGGTTTAGAAATCAAACTCGTCGTTGTTCAACTCGCGTGCTACATTCTCACGCTGATAGACTGGATTTTCATCCCACCGATGCAGAGTTACATTTGATCCAGACTTCCAAGAGTGTGCGTGAACAAAAGCACCGGATTTGAACTCACCAAAGTCCTCACCGTCCCCGTAATCAATGTCCACGATTGCTACCTTGTGTGTATCCTTATTCTCGAAGTTCAAACGCGAGAAAGTACAACTTCCCTGCAACCCAGAAAAGTAATATCCGTGCCGGTAAATCTTCAAGTACCAGTAGAAGCTCTTGAAGAATTTGAACCCTGTATGATACTCAGGATTTAGGCGCAACTTCCAGATGTGTAAGCGCCGCTGGACAGGGTAGCGCTTGCAGACGAGAAAATTCATTACAGATATTACCCAACGAGGTGCAAACAGCGTAATAAACCACCGCTTCTGACTTACACCTTCTACAGCATACAACCAGTCAATCTTGTAAGCTTCTTTCCAGAAAGTCCGAACTGACTTGGAAAAGACCAGTCCAGTCAACACCGTAGCGAGTACAATCGCCAACATCCAAACACACGCAAACAAAACTTTTTCCACTATTAAACCTCCTTGAGTTGATACTGCATATAGGGCGCAATGTCTGAATGATTCCACGCATAAGCACCCACGCCGATGTTACCTTCACGATCCCGGAACAACTTAGCTCCGGTGACTAACAGAACCGAGTGCAACTCTTTCAAATCCTGCCACAAGTTCTTAACTGCCCCTTGGTCAATCCATCTTCGCTGTACTAGCTCATTCAGAATTGCCAAAGCTCCATATCGGGTAATATAGATATAACTCGGCAACTCCTCTACCTTACTACTTGTTCGGTCAATACATCGGGCACACATGAACTCATCTCCTAGATTTGGGATATGAAACAAAATAGAGCTTACTAGAACAAACTAATAAGCTCTCACTGTCGCATATTCAGTTAAAATGTGTTCTAGCCTAAACTAATAGAACAATTATCCTAAAATTACAACTTAAATGTTTTTTGTTCCCGATTACACTAAAGACTTATTTCGACTGTTATAGTCAGGACTAGGGAGGTGTTATAGGCTTTAGTGATTACGGGGACTTCTACTACCCATTGTCCATATTTACTATTTCGTGTTCACCGGGAGTTTCTCTTTGCTCAGTTCCCTAGAGGATTGTGATTACTAAGTAATTACTTTCTCAAGGTACTTTACGGCGCTGTTACTACTCTTTGGTGTTCATTACTTTTTAGTTGTTTATAGATTCACTCTTGATGCTACTTGGCATACTAGAATCTATATCGCGATGTCATCACGACATCAGCCCACATCATATCATAAGTCAAGTCAATTTGCAAATCTGTCAAGGGGCGGACAGAACAGATGTTCTAAGAGGACAGTCGTCAGACCTCTGGTTAACTAATAAATAAGTATTTTGTACTGAAATCATCACCAGAATGCACCAGAGAGGCGACACCCCTAAGATGACACCCAATGCCTAAATAATAAACCAATTAAAATTTGAAGGCAAAAACTAGGTACAGATTTGGTAATTTTCCAGTATTGACAGTCGTTCTGTTACCTGTAGAACTGAGGGGTAAAACAGAAGAAAATAAAAATCCCTAGTACAAAATACCAGGGAGAGATAACATTAAAAACAGACAATAACCCAAATAAGTAAGAACTAACATATTGGGATATATTTGGGATATAGAGTACAAAATAGTATAAAATCTAAGCATAAGATACAGCAGTATAGAGATAGAATGTGTTATAAGCACTAGACCATGCAATCCAAATATACACTAGGCATTAAGTACAAACTAAAAGCATAGTAGACAACAATGAAAAAAAGGACTAGACATAGTAGACACCAATAATAAAAGAGCCTAGATAGCAGGTACCTACCACGCGGCCAAAACTCATATAGACAACCATCTATATGAACTATTTTGTACACACCAAATCTGCTGGTTTTTACGTATGAAAGTGTATTTTTACACTTAGTTAGTTCACACCGTAAAAACAAATGTACAAAAACATGGTACCGGTAATAAGTGAGTATCTATCTTGAGTTTGTTCAGGATAAAAGTTAGTTCGAACCGCCTTGTCGTGCCAGTTCTTACACGGTACCGTGTAAACTATGGGCAATAACCTACTAAGTGCGTCATAGAATTAGTTAGTACATATTCAAATTTAATAGGAAATAATAACATTTGACCCCCTACCAGATAGAGTTAGTGCGTCATAAAAGTTAGTTCCAACCGATTTTGTACTATTTCGTGCATCTATACGTACCCTGCTCTAGTTAAAATGAGCAACATTTTGTACCGTGTTCATCTATTTTCAGTATCCACCTTAGTTCTGTTCTATGGTACAAAATAATTGAGTTCCCATATTTAGTTAGTGCTTATATACGGATAGTACCAGAAAACAGTTAGTTCCAACCTGCCTTGTCGGGAAAAGTTAGTACAATATCTTAGTATCTACTCTTTACTTAGATACTAAGATAAGTAGACGCTGAAAGTAGTCTGTAATTACTTAGTATGTGTACTTACTATCTTCTATTGAATTAGTATACTTAGTAGAACAAATATACTTAGATCTTACTCGCTGGTTATTATGTACTGGTTCTCACTCATCTGTCTCTAATCTAAATTAGGACTAGGGTACTATATGCTCCACAGCGTTCTAGCTATATACTTGTGCCATAGACAGGAAGAAACACGGAGGACAAAACACACGAGACAAAAAAAATTCGTTAAGCTCTCATCAAAGCAAAAGCACATATTAGTCGCTAGACAGTCGATACAGCGCTTTGGGGCAACAGCAAAAAATGAGAACAAATTATAACACGGACTAACGAAACGTGATAATAAACATAAAAGTCTAAATCGACTTGTCGTATACAATGAATTGAGAAGTGAGAATTATGTCACCCATTGACCGCTATGACTTAGGGTTAGGGTGTAAGCAATTACAGAATAGGGGATGATAACATGGCAGCTAAGTACAGTCTATTGGATGCGTTGAAAGATGTTTTGATGATTCTTGGTGGTCTCTTTGGCAAGAGCTTCAGTACCGCGTGGATTTTTCAACACGCCAAGATTAACGGGCTTGACACCGACAAGGCCGAAGATATGGGCAAGCTCTTTGCCACTTTGGGCAATAAGACCTTGAAGGCAGTGTACCAGATCGAATCTGCCGACAAGCTTTTCAGTGTCAAGCAATGGGCAATGGTGGCAATGATCGCTCGTGGTGCGAAAGCTTCAGACTTCACAGACGACAAAGCTACTATGTTATTGATCGATGCCTTGACGCTGACCGTGAACAAAGTCTACCACTTCGACAAAATGGAAGTCCCCACTAAAGCCGCTCGCACGACGGGTAACGCCAAAACGGCTAAGCGCGAGATTACCGTCAAGTAGTACAATCGACAACAAAACAAGGGGGCGAGGACATTCGCCCCCACTATTCTCAACTGAGACAAAGGAAAAACAAAAATGGTACTCGTGATCGTGATCGTAGCCCTGTTAGCCCTATTCGTAATGGCTGTCTTGAATACCAACCCGTGCACAACCCAGATAACGGGCTGTGTGTACAATGCCCTCAAAAACGGCACTGGCGGCGATACCACCGTGATCGGCATTGTGTTAACCATCGCCTTAGTATTGATACTAGCCTACGGGCGGTACCAATACACTCGCAAGCCCAAGGTTACCACTATCAAGCGAGAAGATGGTAACCGGGTTGCAGGTAAAAAGTGGTTGGGCTAGAACAAACCCTACAATTGAATAGAACAAACAAAAAGCCCTGATATAATTCAGGGCTTTTTTATTAGTACAAAATACTACTAATGTACTAGACTATATGGGATTAGTATAGACCCCCCCCCCATCGTGAAAAAATTCACTGCTTAGGGGCGCGGGGCGGCCAGGTAGTGCTAGACCACTATAAAATCTAGTTTCAAAAACTGATAGTTCCTATAACGTATTTATACTTAGTACAAAATATTATAAATTAAACTTCTGAAAAGCTATAGTTCTAGTAAACCATTATAAATTAAGTTTTCAGAAACCTATTGTTTGTATTAATACTATAAGTTGTACTTTTCAAAACTTATAGTTTCAGTACAAAATCATTTAAAAGCTTACCTTAATCCCTAAGAAGTTACCAAAGTTACTCCATCTTGCTAATAATTCTTGTTTATTGTCTATATGAGCTGTATCGAAGCTATCTATTAGAATTACTTTGTTTTTTATTCTTCCTGTGATAACTGCCCAATGATCTTTATCTAAATAGAGTATTAGGGGATAGTTTATGGAGTTAGTTAAGACCAATCTCCAAGCATTATTTTTATTTCTTGTTTTATAGACTTTATACTTGTAACCTAAATTATCTAGAGCATTATAAATTCCCGGTGTATCTGTTCCTTCTTTAGTGGTAGAAGTAAACTCCCCGACTTCTTCTGGAGTTTTACTATCACCAAAGACTATCAGGGAGTTTATTATACTATAAATACCGCAACTATAATTATTAGGTTGGGTTTTTATTTTCATTTAATCAGACCACCACCTCTGGAACAATCCTGATTCGGTAAGAACCATTACTTGAACTGCCCATTTAGTGCGCCTAAACGCCATTAGCTGGCCTTACGCCTTCCAGATTCGTGCATTCAGCCCCGCGTCCGCGATCATCAACCCCACCCCGGCCCACCAGCACAGCGAAATCGCGTTGGCGACATAGGTGTAGCGTGTCCAGTTGCTTAGATCAGAAGAGCGCCACACGTAACCGCTTGAATCAATCACATAGACACTTGACCCATCCGTTACCATGACGTTGTATAGGTCTGGAACCGTGAACGGGAGACTATGCGTCGTGACTGCGTGACTGGCGTCGATCTGATAGAGCGTGCTGCTTCCTGCTACCAGCAGTGATGTGCCGAGCGCGATCATCCTCGGTCGCTTGACCGGCGTGACGCCTGCCACTTTGCTCCACGTCGCACCGCCGTCGGCGCTCACATGCAAATCCTGCGTGTACTGCGTGCCTGTCCAGTCATAGCCAATCGCGTAGAGTTTCGCGCCGTGTCCGATCGCGTCCAGTATCCGATAACTGTTGACATCCACCTGTGCAGCCCACGTCGCACCATCGTCAACCGAACTCAGCACCTTACCGCGCCACGTTGCATTGTCTCCGGTGTGCGCACCGGTTGCCACAAACAAATTCGTCCCGTCATGCCACAAGCCAAATGAGTGCAACACATTCGGCATGGTGCGGCGTTTTGTCCAAATGCCCAACGCGCTGCGCTCATAGAGATTTCCGAGCGTCCAGTCGTCGGTCGGGTCAGTTCCGGGGACAAAGAGCCGATCGCCCACCATCTGCATGTCGTGAACGCCTTGCTCGTCAAGCACACGCTCGATTGTAAAGGTACTACCGTCTGTTGTCCGAGTGACCAGCGCACCGTTAGTATCTGCTGGAAAGTTGCTCAACCCGATCAGCAGATCATCTCCCACCGGCTGCATCACCCACGCGCCAAAATCGGAATTGGCGTCTTGCGACGTTTCGCTTTCAAACTGTCCGCGCAATACGCTATCCGATGACCACGCATACGCGGTTGCACTTGGCGTGCCATCGGTTAAAAACCCGCATCAACAACGTTCCCTGGCGCGACTACCCTGTTCGTGAATTGCACGAATGTACTTGTTTGCAACATGCACAATGCAATTCCGAAAATGGAGACGTCTCCAGCACTGCGCACCATGTTTGCAGAGCACTTCAGTCGTGACTGAAGTACCGACAACGGTAATTCAATTCCTCCCAGATTGTCGTATAGGCACGCAGAATCTACATGTGTCGATACCGCAATGAGATCACAATCAATGATCCGTGCCATCACGTCTGTTGCAAGTCCAACTCGGACTGCAAAACGAGCGGCAGCATCAGTTACCTCGTCGTGCGCCATCACACAACCGTTAAATTCAAGTAGGCTTGCTGCATCACCACCAACATCAACCGGGCCGCCACTTCCAATTGATTTTCTGAACTCACACAGGTGAAGTTTTGCATTAAATGAATTGTTTGCGCTACACGAGATAGCCCAGCTGGTGTTATTCCCAACGTTAATAAATTTGATCCCAGAGATCAAAGACCTCGACACTGAACCTGTGCTATAGCCAAGTCTAATCGACACACTACCGGTAAGGACAACTGTCCCTGGTATAAGCGCACATATATCGACCCCTTCCTTGCAGATGTCAAAAGCGGCGGATACATTGTAGACTCCTGGCATGACGATGATGCCATATCGATTAGTCGCACTGGCATCCGTGATCGCCGCCAGCGCCGCCGCCAGCGTGGTGTAATCCCCCGCCCCGCCGCTGTCAACGACAACGACGTTTGCGTAGCGCCCCAACCCATTGAGAAGCGAAGCGGGTACCTTGCGGTCTGCGCCTCCCTGACTGAGGTAGAACAAATCAGTATCGTTGATCACAGTCGCCGCCGTTAGTGCTGAAACTTTTGAATTAGCCATTAGTTACTCTCCAGTAGAATTTGATCGCCGGATTCGAGCAGTAGAAACGATCCATCTTCCATCAGCAGGAAGTCGCCAACAGTAGCAGGCTCGCCCCCGCCACCCACGCTCACGCCGGAGCGCAGGCCGCCATTATTTAATACTATACATTTAGAGGCATCTACTAATACTAATTTACCGGTATTAGGGTCAGTTACATAATAACTTCCACTAGGAGATGCTAAATTAATTAAAACTAACTTACCTGTGTTTTCATCTCTAGTATAAATACTTCCTGATAAATTAGCCAAATCAATTAATACATCTTTTCCAGTATTTGCATCATTAACATAATAACTGCCGGTATTATTGGTTAAATCAATTAATCTTAGTTTACCGGTATTAACGTCTGTAACATAATAACTACCAGCAGGATTATCTAAATCTATTTCCAGAAATTTGCCTGTATTTGCATCTGGTACATTTAATTTTGTCATACTACTCCTAATAATTTAATCAACGTTATAAGTAACCCACTAAGCCCTATAGCCAAACTGATATAAGAAATTAATCTTAGTGAATTTACGTCTGATTGTGAAGCTTTACCTTCTAATTGAGCTTTGGACTCTCTAAGAATTCTAATGTCTTCTTCTATTTTATTCATGTGGGCTGAATATTCAGCCTTGGTTATGAAGGTTATATTTTGGTCTTTTAATTGATTTCTAAATTCATTCATACCCTCAAGGCGTTTTTCCATGCTGGCATACGCTACTGAGGTTGCTTTATCAATTGCTCCAATTTTTAGGTCAACATACTCTTTTAGGCTTATTTTATCTTCTACCATATTTACCTCACTTTATATACTCGTCGTACAATCTAGCAATTAAAACTCCTAGACCTGTAGAGAATCCTGCCCCTCCAAATGCTAAAATAGCATCTTTAATTATACCTGGATTTAATTTTTTTATAATTAAAACAAAGGTAAATCCACAAGTTAAATATCCAATTCCATATCTACTTAAATATTCCCATTGATGAGGCCAATTTTTAACTATTCTATCCGTTTGATGAGCAGCAATTCCAAATAAAACTCCCGACATTAATTCTATCATTTGTTCACCTTCTTAGAACCAAATCCTGAAATTACTAATTTAGGCTCTAATTCAATCTCAGATATAGTAATTCCTTGTGGTAGCCAAACTGGGGCTATTTTAGCCTTAACTAATTGGCTTAATAGTTTACCAATACCAAGCTCCCATTCTTTACGTTCAGTTTTCCATTCTTCACTTTGTTTAATTAATTCATTATTAACGTTTTCTAAATCACTAACTCGTTTAATCAAGTTATTTGTCGAAGATTCAAGAATATTAAACTTATTAGATAGTTGTTGATTTTCAGCAAGTAGTCTTGTTATTTGTAAATCTTGCTGTTCAATTTGTTTGTCTTTAGGAGTTAATAGTTTTAATGCTGATTCGGTAATCACGTCTGCGGCGTCTGTTTCAATTTTGTGGGATTCAGAGTCTTTTGCTCGTTTTTCTGCTCGTCTCTTACTAACATCACTCCATGCTAAGAAAGCAGTAGTAATTAAAGTTACGGCAGTAAATACATTTCCCCACTGAATACTATTTAAAAAATCCATAATTATTGGCGACCATACTTTTTGCTTACCAATCTAACGTATACTTCTACTGCAAAGAGTAATAAAATACCGATCACTCCACCATATCCTGTTTTGAATAAATTACTTACTGAGTTAGACAAATTATATAAATCTATAATAATTGCTATTTCATATATTATTAAATATATTCGTGGTATAGATAGTAATATTTTTGTTCGTTTATCATATAATCTTTTATTAGACCACAAGAAATACAAGGATAAAGATATAAAAAATATAACTATCCATCTTTCCGGGTCTCCAAAACCAAATACATTAATCATATTCCTAACTTCTCCGGTATTGCTGTAAGACTTCCATTATATACCCAACCTTCTCTATTTACGTCCTGATTGGGCCAATTTAGAGCAAAACTGTACGCAGAGACTACTCTACCATCTTGTTTTAATAGTTCAATATATTGTTTATATTGAAGACCTTTATTCTCATAAGTTTCGTTAGGATTATTATTAGAATATTCAGTAACAATAATATCCTTAGTAGTTAAATCTGCCACATCTTTCCAGGACATGCCTCCTGATCGATCAATCATGTTCCATTGACCGTTTTGTACTGTATGCCAGTAGGAATGTACACCTACGTAATCACATAAGTCAGCAGCAAACTTAGAATCCTTAAAGAATTGTACTGTATTAGGTTGAGGGGACAATCCAGGATATATTAATTTAATATCTGAATATTTGGTTTTAAGTAAAGTAATTATACCTTTTAGCCAAATGCCAAATTCATATCCATTTACCCAATTCCAACCATTGCCTTCAGATTCAAGGTTAGGTTCATTATGTATTTGAAATACTCTAACCCCCGAATCATATAATCCAGTTAAACCATTTCCACAATAATTTAGGAATTCTTGTGGAGTAAACTTACTTCCTATATTAGCACTAAAAAAGAGTCTACCAATAATTTCCTGATTTAATATCTTTAATTGTGTTACCATTGTTTTAGTATCTTCATAATCTGGAAGAGTTAGTACTAAAGTTGTAGAAACTTTGCTTTTAGTAATTGCTAAGAGTTCTGTATTACTTAAAATAGACTGTGAAGCCATACCAACGCCAGATTTAGTTAAATACTGGGTAGAACTAGGTTTTCTGATCAAAGGTAATGGATCGACTACATCCAGTGTAAAATAACTAGACAAACCATGTCCAATCCATTGAATCATAAAATGCAAATGGATTGCAGTAGTTCCAGTATTCCCACCAACGCCTATCTTTTCGCCTATTCGTACTGTCTGTCCTTCTATTACAGACACGCTTGATAAATGACAATACCAAGTCTTAAAAACCTGACCATACCAGTTATGTTTAATAATAACATGTTTTCCGTAACTAGTACCGGACCATATAGTAACTACGGATTCAACTGTTCCTATCTGACCAGCATAAATATTTACTGCTCTGCGATTTATATCGTCATAGCAATCTAAATCCAGTCCTTCATGTTTACCATTAGCATAACTTCTAGGAGCATTAAATGGGTCAGTCACTCTAAATGGAATATCCAGAATAGGTGACTGTACCCAAAAATCCACAGATTGACCACCAAAATATCTAAATTCAATAGATAGCCCTATAAAATATTGAGTAATCCCATCTATCCCACCAGGCCATGTTTGAGGCTCATAAATAATGGCCTTACTTCCTGGTAATCCCATAGATACTAATGCACGTACATCATCTGCTGATTGACTTACAGTAGATCGAGTTGGAAAAGCATCTTCTTGTATTTGTTTTACTTGTTCAATAGTAGCATTTTGAGGTGCTAAATACCCTATTACTACATAATTTAATTTCATATCCTCACCTTCTTCATCTGGATGAGTTTTAATATATTCACCCAATTCTGGTAGTACATCTACCATATTACTTTCCTGACCACCTAATTGAAATGCACATCCACCCAAAACTAATTTATCAGTTCTCCAATAATCATCTACTAAACCCAAGTCATCTACGAAGGCTTGTCCAGATAATCCGGTATCATAACCATTTCCAGCGCCACATTCACTATAAACTACTGGTAAATGTAAAGATTCTGGAAGTAGTTTATAAATATTTAGATGTTGTTTATATGCCCCCGGTCTATTAATTAAATCACCAGTTAAACCATAGGCATGTAGACTTAGGATTGCCCCGTATTCTTTACCTTTAGTTAAGCAAGGAATTAATTCATTCCATACTCTTAAATCTAAAGTACCAGATTCAGTACCAAAGGAAAATAAAACTAATTTTAATCCGTGTTGATGGGCAATTTCTAAAGCAGTTAATTCCCAAGTATTTAAATATTTTGCTCGTCTAATTGCTTCTGCTACCTGTTCTGGATTATTTGGATCAGCAAGTTCAATACTTGGTTCATTTAATGGATCATAATAATCAGCAGGATTTAATAACCAGTTTTCTAACTGACTTCTATTTTGATCTGTTGGGTCTTTAGTATTTAATAACCAATCTGTCGCATCTTGTACCGGGTCATCCATAAAGAAGTTATTAGGAAGCCGATTAAATGTTTCTGTTTGTCTACGATAAATTAAAAGTGTACTTGGACTATATTTAATTATATCTGGTTTAATATTACCATTAACTGAATAGATAATTTTTATTGGAGATTTTGCTTCAAATGTAGTATGTAAGAATTCTCCAAATCCAGTTTTATTTCCTGAATCATTAAAATGCACACTAAGTCTACTCATTTAATAAATTCCATATAATGTTGCTACGCTACCGGTATCGAAATTACCTGCTCCAGGAACTAGAGTTACTCTACTTACGGCGGCTGTATTTCTCCATTGTCCAGTACTAAATCTACTAAGTGCATTTGCCGCTGCACTAGCCATGCTTCCACTTATACCGTTGTAATTCTTGTAAAAGGTTGTTCGAGCATAATTAAATATAACAATCTCAAGGCTACCTGCAAAACCCGCCGTAGCACTTGCAGCTGGAACATTTCCAATATAGTTATCTACTCCTGCTGTTACATTAGATGCTGAGGCTGTGGTGTTAATACCATTTAATAATTCGTTATCATAATTTGCACCGCCATCATTATTCAAACGCATTTGTACGTCTGTCTGTCCTAAAGCAGTATCTCCTCTAGCTTGAATTATAATCTTTAGGTGATTATATGTACTAGGAATACTCGTAAAATCAAAGTTGGGTGCTGGACTTGCTAACACTATTGGGCTGCCAATTCTGGTCATCGCTCCACCTTCAGAAGCAGTGGTAGCAAATGGGCCGATAACTGCTCCAACATCATCCATCAAAAACAATCCACTTACAGTTGTAAAAACTCTTGAGTTACCACCTGTAGGGGTAGTGGGATTTAAACCTTGGTCAACAAAGGTTATTCCCGGAAAATTATTTGTACTTGCTTTTGCCATTATTAGTCCTCATATAGCCAGTCTGTCTCATCTTCTGTAGTCAAAGGATCAGGAGGAGTTATTCCGTCTGCCATTAAAACTTCTGAAGATACAAAGTAACTGCTAATATTATTTATATTATAACCACTATCTTTTATTAATTTACCAGTGATTCCATCAAATGATGCAAAGTTTGAGTCTGTTGCGGAAGTTGGCCCAGATAAGTCTGCATCAATAACAATATCCAAGCAATCCGTTGTAGACAACAGTGATTGATAACCAGTAGTAAAAGTTGTATTACGAATGTCCCCGGTAATTCTAGCAGTATTAATCTTTGATAAATTAATTGCTGCTCCGGTAGGACTGAGTGTACTAACAAAAACATTTGATGATATTAATACATCTCTAACATCATTTATTGTATCTGCTTGTATATCTATAGCATTGGTGTCTTGATAAAGCCAAGAACCAAGTTCGTTTCCTACTATGTTTATTGTGTGCCAGGTACTAGGCTTAGTAGCATTAGTTCTAACTTTAATTCCAGAGGTTTTCCAATTTTCAATAGAACATCCTTCAATTAGTAAAATTCCAGTATTAACTCCGGCACCTACTTCTATGTCTATATCATTAGTAAATCCATATGGGCCTAACCAGCCATTAAATTTACACCCTATAACCTTAACTCCACCACCAGCATAAATCTTTAATCCGGCTTCAGCATTAGCTGCTGGCCCACTAATAAACCAAGAGTCACTAATTATTTGATCTCCGAAGTCACCACTGAAGGCCGCTTGATGACAAACTAGACCAAATCTGCCGGGATAAATATTTCTACAATTATGATATGTAAATTGGGCACCACTTGGAACATCTACATTATAGTAAAATCCCTTAGTCGTTACATTTTCGTAGGTAACATTATCACCACCAGATTCTACATAAATACCTGCTCCGGCTGTTGGTCTAGTAACGTGCCCGTAATGAAGAAAAATATCATGAAAGTCACATTTTTGACTTCTAACCCAGAAAACAATGGCATCAGTAGTTGTAGTTCTAACTGTAGAGATACCAAAGTCTGCATCATAAGCAGAAGAAGCTCCGTCACCTCTAACCACTGTGGGATTATCTAAATAGATAGGAGTACCGTCAGTTAAATATAGTCCTGCTGGAAAATATAAAACTCCACCAGAACTTGGTATTGCCGCCGCTGCTGCATTTATCTCAGCAGTGCTATCAGATATACCTGTCGGGTCTGCACCATAATTAATTACATTATACCAAGTAGACCCACCAGTTCCAGTAACTTCTGTCCATACACTTCCAGTATATTGTAATAATTTATTTTCATCTGAGGAATAAGCCAACATTCCTTGTTCTGGGTTAGTAATTGCTTCTATATTTGACCTTAAATCAAGGTATTGAACAAGAGGTTTACCTAAAATTTTATCATTATGTATCATTATCCTATCCTTGTTATTTGAATGAAACAACCGGCTTCATTTGCAGAAATAGTTGAGTCCTGATAAGTGCCATTTAATAATCTCATGTCAATATAATCACTACTATTTAATCTAAGTATACAGGAACCTTTCAAAGTTTGTGACGAAAGTGTAGTTGCTCTTGTAGTTACATGGTCAAATAATAACAATAATCCACCATTTTTATAAAGTTCGAGGATTAGGAGTTCTCCCTCGGCATAATCTATATCGTCTAATAATATACTTGCTACTATTTCGTATAAACCATTTTCTGGGACTGTAAATTTCCAGGAAATACCAGTCGTTACACAACTATACAAATCTTCTTGTAAAACCTCAAAATCAATAATAGTTGTATTACTGGGTGAAATAGTTTGTGAACTAATCTTATCGTACCACGCATATTGTCTGTGTGTAGTGATAAAATTACCAGAAGTATCCGTCGCGCTTAGAAAATCCCCTATTGCAGGGCTATTGCCAGATACTTGTAAATCAATACCTATTAATTTACCTGTCGCATTAATATCCCCTGTGATTAATAATCCTGTGCCATCTACTGTGACTATATCAGTTGTTGCGGTTTCACCTAACTTAGTGACCCCGATAACGGCTTTTGTACCTTGAGCCGCATCAGTCCAATCCTCAGTAGTACGACCTTCAAATCTAAATCTTGGGCTACCGGCCCACGCTGTTTGTCCGTAACCTCGTCCTGTAAATCTAAAAATAACGTCATTTTGCAAAAGGGCTTCGGGAACTGTCTGTGTTCCACGCGCACGTAAGGTTGCTAGAGAAGGTGAATATGTTCCTTCTGAGTAGGTCTCCATGACGAGTCCACCATCGACTTCTTCTCTTACGATTACTAATCCGACTTTTTCTAAGCTACCACCGATTCTAGTATAATCTTCTGAACCAATAATGGTCATATCGCTACCATTATCGCGTAAATGATTAAATCTAATTGACTCTGTTAAAGTTCCAGTTGTATTATCAGCATAGGGAATTCTTTTTGGAGAAAATACTGGTAAGGAACCACTACCACTAGATGTAATTACTTGACCAATTCCATGTAGTATGAATGATAAATTTTCAAATGGAATACCAGATGGTAATTCTGGGCATGAATCTATTTGTAAGCCTAGATAAGTATCTTTTAATAACTCCGCCGATGTTATATTGAACTTGTCAGTTCTATTTCCAGCATAAATACCAGCAATACCAACTGATTCCCAAGTTATAGCATCTAGGCTTTTGTACAATGTCACGCTTAAGTTGCCACTTCCAGTAGTTTGACAAACTGTCGTTAAATCTACAGGAGTAAAGTTTTCTGATAATTTATGTACTTCTGAAAGAAATATAGGTGATGGACTTCCATCTACAAACCATTCTATTGATTTATAGCCACTACCAGATATTCCACTACCCCCACTACCTGAAGATACTATAGTAACATTAACAGTATTTAATCCTATTAAATCCAAATCAGCATTGGTAAACCTTATTGTATTAATATTCTCATAAACTGGTGAACCACCAGTACCTTCTACTGTTATATAGGATTCTGTTGGTATAATTAGACCAGAAGATAAGTGTCTAAGTAGAATTATACCATTACCAAGTGCATCCCCAGAACGAATTCTATTTAGGTTATTTACTAAACTTGCTCCTGAGAATGGGATTGTTGGGTCAACACCTTCTGTTGTGTCAAATGTTACATACTTCTGAGCGAGTTGTCCAATAATACCACCAATAGGACTTCCAGAACCTCCACCTGAACCTGAAATTCCACCAAAATCATAGCCGCGAAGAGAGTTCACTCTACCAACGGCATCAATTTCTCGCATAATTTGTTCTTCTAAATCTGTAACTATATACATTATACTGCCTCTAAATCTGTAATTTGTGCATTTATTGGTATTCCTGTATCTGATTTAGCAAATGCACCTAAAGGTGTTGTTTTTGATGTAATTCGCTGTACTCTTGGATAAGTATTTGACCTTGAATTTCCCACAAGCGTAGGTAAGTTTACAGATATAATTTCGTCAGGTTCTCCCGCTGAATCTGAAACCATTGTTCCAGAAATAGTTGTTTCTAAGTTCCAGCCATTATAGGTCTCTGGTATTTTCTGAGAATACACGTATGATTTTAGTCCGGTAGTATTCTTAAATATTACTGTAAGTCCAGTGCTGTCCATTTGAGTCACAGAGCTCGCATAGGAACTTATTGGAGTGAAATCCACTGCATTGTCCGCGAATAATAGTCCATTGGATAAACCAAATAGATAGATTCCATTTATTCCCTCGAATATATGTCCGTTTCCTACTCCACTTATTGTTTGTAGAAATATACAGTCAGAACCTACTGTCTCAAAGAAATATGTACCAGGTTGTACTCCTGAAGGTGGTGGATAATACCACCCAGAAGGAACTGGTGTTAATACTGGTAATGGTTGTGTCATGTTAATTCATCCAATATTACTTGAATTGTTCCCGCCCCCAAAGCAAGTGGGTATTCGTCATCAGTCATTTGTCCTGATTGAAAGATAGGCCATTTAGTATAAGGGTAAGGCCAAGTATCTTCTTCAGGGTAAAATGGGGATTCCCCTGAATATGTTCTAAAAGAGTACGAATATATTGCATTTAATACTGCCATATATTTTGTATAAAAAGAAAATTTTATCCAAAAACTATCTCCCCAAGTAGCCTCCGGTATTGTAATTTTCCCCCAATAAAATCCATTTCCAGCAACTTGGTACATATTTGCTGCATCAATTTGAGAAGTCTGGTATGTAGGTATTGTAGAAAAGTTATCTAATATTACTCCACCGGATTGAATTAAATAATTTATTTTTCTGGTAACTGGATACCCTAATGCCAGAACAGGCCAACCAGATATATCTCTTCCTACGATGTTAATTTCAAAAATTCTATTTGGAGAAGTCCCGATCAGCCGATAGGTTGGTTTACCTGCTGAATCTCGCATAAAATCCCATTCTTGTATACCAAAATGTATACTATAAACAGGATTATCTCGTTGAGTATAAGTACCAGCATCTCCACCGACAGTGAAATGAAAATCATGCCCATCCCAAACAACTTGGTTTAGTGGAAAATGTGTTGCAATTAGACCAGGATTAGAGTCAACCCCCTTATTTGCTAAAACATATGGAGTTCCATACCGACTACTTAAATCTAGTCCTGCAAAATCATAGTCAATACCAGATACTGTGTCATAACTGATTTGGGCACTGTCCCATGTTAATCCTGTATCTTCTGTTGTCCATGCCCACGAGCGATACTTAATTGGGTCTTGTATATAAATACCACTAACTGAAATAGGGATCATTCCAGTTCCAATTTTAAATGTACTTAGTACATTAAATTCATTTGGTGAGCCAGACGAGTCTACTGCAAATGGACTACCAGCAGACGGTGCTGGACTATCTCCAGCGTCATTTGTAGGTATTCCTAAATACCGCCTAGTCCAAATTCCACTGAGCGTCATTCCGCTAGTTGTGGTATACCATAAACTACCGTTAATGATCGCCATCACCTCATCTTCTGAAGTTGCAGCTAGCATCTTAACTGATTTACGTCCAGTAGTCAATCCACTATTATAATCGAACCAAGTTAATCCGCCATCTAATGATTTGAATACTCCATGAGCAGTAGTTCCAGCGTAGAATACCTGAGGTGGTGTAGCAATAGACCATGCTGCAAATTTAGGACAAAATTCATCCATTTTTATGTTCATGATATAGCCATCTTGGCCCATATTACTACTAATCGTAGTAACTTTGGCTGAGCCGATTAAATGCTCAGATTCCAGGTCTAGGTCTATATCAACTCTATGTCCGACTTCTATTGCAGGATTACCGATGCACTCAACTGTCTTTACAGAGTCAAACTTACCCACTTCACTAATGATTCTATTTGCTAGATTATTAGCAGCTTCCTGTGTTTGGATATAGTTACTTGCATAGAGCACAGTTTTTGGAACTGGCAGACCTAAGTCTATTGTCTCAGTGGCAGTTAAGTATGGAGATTCGTGTGCATTTAAGAATGCGCTAGAACCTTTCCACCCCCATACTTTAACTATATCTCTTGTATTGGTATCATTGGTCTGATGATAAGCTCGTTTTACGTTTCCGCCCTCAATAAATGTTGGGTCATTATGGTCATAGACTGTGGTTATTCCTGTCTTGAATTTGATGTTGGATGAACGAGTACCATTTGAAATATGAACTCTTCCACTCGGGCTAGTATAAACATAGGATGACGAATAAGATAATAACTCTTGAATTGCATCTTCTACAGTTCGCATACTAATTTCAATTCCAGGCCCTACGGTCATCGTGTTAGCATCAGAACTGTCAATTGAATAATCCAAGCCGCATAGGTCAAGTAATCTACTGACCCAATATGCAACTGTTTCTCCGTTAGTTACACCGAAATCTTCGTCGATAAAGTAGTCTTTAGCATACTTGAACTTGTCAGCACCCTGTATTTCTATTAGAGGTTCAGGTTTTCTACTATATTTGACAGTAGTTATAAAACCAGTAAATACCTTTACTCCGAATTCCCATATTTCTACATCCAGAGAAGGCTTTAATACTAACCCGGATAACGCTAGATAATCTTTTACAGTAGGGTCTAAAGTAATGCTAAATGTCTGTAAACAATTACAAAGAGACCAGTTTCTATTAATCAAAATAGCATATGATGATATATCCAAACGTATATCGTCGATATAAACATTAGCATTTAATTTCATTTAGTTAATACCATTTTTACTGTATACCCATCTGCGCCTATAGTATGAGTACAGGCGTTTATAAACCAGTATCCAGAAGTACTAGTTATAGTGTCTGATACTTCACAAAACTGTCTAGCTCTGATACTTGGGTCACCTAATACATCTAGTTGACAGGATTCAGTTAATCTATTATATAAACCCAGATTAAATCTGGCTGCTGATTCGGCCATTTCAGTAGAATCAATTAAAGGTGAGGCAATTACTGCCGTTTTATAAAATCCATCGGGTAAATATGGACTTGGAGAAGAAGCACTTACGTGCAAATTTTCTCTGCCATAAACTGTGACCTTGTTTCTAATGTTCTCGTCTGAAGCTTGGTGTTCTAATGATTTTATGGTTGCTTTTACGTCATAGCCAGATATTGTAGTATCATTACAAAATCTATGACTAATTACATCTGCCGGAGCAGAATATCCGTACTCTAATAACTTATCTGCTGCTGACCTATAATATGGTTTAATATCCATAAAATAGACTACATCGGATTCACAAAATATATGCCACGCTAAGATAGATGAAATCTGTGTACAGGCGTCCATGACAGACATTAGATTAAAGGTTGCTGGTACTGAAACTCCGTAGATGAACTCAAGTGGAACATCTCCGACATAATTGGTTATTCCAGCCTCTCCTAATAAATCTCCAACTAGGTCTTCTGCTTTCATATTTTGTCTAGACCACGGTTCTTCTGGATTATCAGCAACCAGAAAATAATCAGAGGCATCTACGAGTTTATCTTTAATAGTTAGAGTAATATTCATGTCGGAGCGGCTTCGATTAATATCCTTTACCCGCCCAGAAAATATTACAGCATGTTCGTCCTCATAGCCTAAATCTATAGTTACTAAGTTATTTAAACTAAGAGCACAAACATCACAGTTAACTACAGCAACTCCAGAAGAGTTGCTGTAGCTCGTATTGATACTAATACTATTAATACCAGAACAACTAGTTACACTGGCGTAAAGCTTTCTGACTGTTGTCATGGTGTACCAATCTCAGGAGTAGCTTTCTTTAATTCTATAGAAAGTTGGTAAGAGGGTAATGTACGTCTTGTATCTAAGAGTCGTTTTCTGGATATAGACCATATAGTACACCAAATATCGTTTCCTTGGTCAGTTACTAAGCGTATTATGTCTTGAGTATGGTAATAATTTACTAAAGATTCATATTCACCAGTATTACCCAAAATATAGGCTGACAATGTTCTAATGCCACTACCATACCCAAAATTATGTATGATAGATTCTACGCCATCTAGCACAACGTGCTCTGATAACTTTGTATCTGGCTTATCATCTTCACCAGATACAATAATTGATACTGTTCCTAATTTCCAAATTGGTGTCATTATAATACTCCCGGCCTACTTCTACTATCTTTTCCAACCGATGCAGTTAGTCTCTGATAGTCTTCAAAAATGTATTTCTTAATTACATTAGCTACGACTCTTCCATCTAATTGTATGACTAGGTGAGCATTTAGATCATTAGTAACTTTTTCAGGCTTAACAGTAATATCTATCTTAGCAGGAGAAGCTAGGGCCTTTCCTCCGCCCATAGAAGCATCAGTTCCTGCTGTACCTTTATTAAGTCCAAATAGCTTCATTAGGTCATTAATTGGCTTAGTAAGTGGTTCAAATGCACCGCCGAATGGTTTATCGTTTTTATACGGAGTTCCATTTATAATGCTTTCTCGTATTAAATCTGCCTCAGATGTTGGTTTCCATGGTGCCTCTGTACCTTTATCTGTACCTTCAAATGGGCCAATCTTTTTCTCTCCGTAGCCTTCCCAGAGAGGTTTCTTCTCCGGTGCAAGCGGCCCTTTTCCTGTATTAGCTCTAGGATCATTTGAACTTGAAAAAGTATTTGTATTTGCTGCTATTTGACCGGTGTTCATTACTATTTGGTCTAATGGATTAACTAATGGAGTTAGTGCAGGAGTTTTTAAATCACCATAATCAAAAGGAGCTGCACCAACATTATTAGCAGTATTATTAGCCAATGCTTGTCCAGATTGTAATGGTATATAAGCCGTAGCTCCAGAAGGTAGGTTATAAACACCATCTAATTGTTTCTTTTCTACTTCAGTTAAATCTTGTAATGCTAGTTGAAGTGCTGTTTGCGAGCCGACTAGCTGTGATACCTGATTATCCTTAAATAAGAAAGTCATCTTTTCAATCTTCTCATTTAGTCCATATTGCTTTAATAAGTTCTGATAATAGTTCATGGCCTTTTGAATTCTACCGGCCATTTCTTGTGGATATTGTCTTAGATTCTGGAAGTTAAAAGCATCTTCTAGACTCTTTTTCATATCTTTAATACCATCAATAGCCGGGGAAAAGAAGTCTTTACTTAGACCTTTAACTTTAATTAGACCATCCTTAGTCATTACATAAATGTCATCTAAGCTTTGTTTAAATAAATCTGGGTCTATACCCATTTCTTTAACGGTATAATCCTGTAACCTTTCGGCGGACTTGGCACCTGCTAAAACTTGCTGTTTAGTTAAATCTTTATAGTCAGTAAAGCCTGGATAAACTACTTGTGACTTGGCGGATTCTACAGCAGCTAGTTGTAAGTTTATTTCTAATTGCTGTTTATAAATACCTAATTTTTCTCTTTCCGCTGATAAATCTTTCTCCGCTACTTTACCTTCTTTAATGGCAATATTAATATCATTATAGGCATTAGCTAAATTTACAATTTCAGAAGATCTATCTTCTGGTGCTCTAGACATGATATTAAATAATTCATTGTATTTATCTGAATATTCTTTGGCGTTTTCTATGTCTTTAACATCTGGGTGTAAGGCAGATAGAATCTGTGGAACAGTTGTTTTAGCAGTTTCTCCCTGTCCGATAATTTGATTAAACTTAGCTGATGTATTTACATTACTTCCTGGTTGACCATACTGCATCATTAAATTAGTTTTTAATTGATTCTGCTTGAATGTACCTTCACCTTCAAAAGCACTATTAAAAGCGACCTGACTAGATAACTTATTATTTTGGGTATCAGTAGATTGTTCTACTACTTTGTTTAAGTCCGAAAAACCAGCTTCCAAGCCTTTAGCAACTGTACTAATATCACCAAAGTTCTTAGCAGTAATTATCATTTGAGGAACTAAGTATCTAGTTAAATAATTTTGAGACTCTGGTTGACTTCCTACGCCTAGTCCCGCTTCATTAATTACTTTAGTAAGTTTCCCTAGAGATTCATTATACCCAAGTAAATCTCCACTCTTCCCCTGAGAGACCATTTTATCCAGGTCTTCTCCATAACCATTCTTTTGTAGATATTCTTTTTGTTTAACGGCTAGATCATATCTTTGTAGATTGTCCAAGCCAGATAATATTTGATCTTGTTTAGTACCGAATCTCGTAGAATCTCCAACTATATCCTGTGTTCTTTGACGCATGGTTTGTTGCCACTCGTCGGCAGTAGCATTTGGATTTTTCTTTTTGTACTCCTCATAAGTTTGAATTCCAGCCGTACTAGCTTCACTTCCTTTATTAACCATATCAATTAAAGACTGCACTTCTGAAACTATTACAGAGGCTAGTATAGCAGCTATTGAAGCCCATCCAGAGGACTTAGTTAATCCCGCCATTATACCACCAGCAATGGCTGAAGCTCCTGCTTGTGCATAATTGCCCTGCATAGCTTCCATTAGAGATAAGCCTATTACAGGTGTAATTGCGGCTCCAAATCCATTAGAGAAGAAACCTTTAACTCCAGACACAAAACCATCAGAAGCACCTTTACCAGATTGTACCATTTCCGGTACAATTCCACCAGCAGCAGAAACTTTTGATCCTAAACTTTCAGGAGTTTGTGCCCCAAGCGATCTGGACAATCCACCTAGCATTTCTCTAGCCTGATTACCAAATAATTTATTACCAATTCCCAATGCAGCCAATCCAGCAAGTGCTGATGTCATTGGCCCCAACATCTTGGTAATATCGTTAATAGCTTCTGCAAAAGCAGTTGCAAACTTAACTCCTGTAGTCATTAGTTCAACGAATCCACCACTATCTCCTAAAGTGTTTGACAACTTTAGAAAAGCGTTATTTAATTGTTCTGTAGCAGTTTCTAATGTTTTTTGTTTAATGGCTAAAGCTGCGACAGCATCACCTTTTGCTAATTTAGAAATTTCTTCAATGGCAGGTACTTTACCCATGACATTAACTAAGGCAGTAACATCAGGAGCTCTACGTGGCCCACCACCAATTGCATTAGTGATTTCGGACATTCCTGCTGGTGAGATTAATCCTGCCTCTTTCTTGGCGTAGATTTCATTCATGACATCCATGAATGGTTTAGCCGCACCGGTAGTAAAATCTCTTACTGCAATACCATATTTAGATAGTGATTTTTCAGCACTATCTGTTTGATAGTTGGAAAACATAACCTTTAGAGCATTACCAGTTTCTTCAGCACTCTTAGTAGTAGCTGCCGCGAAAGCGCCAATAACGCCATTTAACTGGTCTACTTCCAATCCAACATCAATGGCCGAACCTGCGGCAATACCGAAGGTTGTAGCTAAATCGTCAATAGAACCACCTGAAATCTTAGATACTGCCTGAAAGCTATCTAGTAACTTATTTGCATAATCAAAACCTTTACCAGACTGTTCCAAAGCTGCTACTAAAGTATCCATAGCCTCGGTAACTGGTATAGCACCTAGTTTAGCCAGAGTAAGTGAGGCAGTTAATAATTGAGTTGCTCTAGCAGTTCTTTCAACTGAGCTGGCGCTATCCCCGGTAATCTTTAAGGCATAATTCATAGCCTTTAAGCTTTCAATAGCACTGACACCAACAATATCTGCAATTCCAACTACTGAATCAAACGTACTTCTTAAAGCTTCACCAGTTTGTCCAGTAGTAATTGTAATATCATTAAGTAGATTTTGAAGTTCTTTCATATTACCAAAAACTTCTTTTAACTTACTTAAAGCTCCAAAGATTAATCCACCGGCAATAACCCATTCAAGCATTTTCTTGACGTTATTAGCTAGAACGTCCCCGAAGGATTTAAAGTTATTAGAGCTACTTTGTACTACATTGCCAAAACGGTCAACATGCACGGTTAATTCTTCAGTTACACCCTGAGCATTTTTAATACTGCCTGACATAGTAGTAATACCAGTTGCGGCATCTTTAGAGATTCTAGTCATATTTTCAAGGCCGAATCCCATTTTACCTATTTTTTCATTAAACGAGTCTAGTTTGCTCTGGTTATCACCAAAAGCCTTTAAAGCTGCTGCTTGTGGATCAAGAGGAGTATCTACTGGTTTGACAGGATTTAATTGTGCTTGACGTTTAGCAATCTCAGATTCTAGTAGAGGTTGTTGCTTCTCATCTGCCCTACGTTCAAGAATTTTATTTATTTCTTGTTGTAGAAGTTTTTGTTGCTCTAAATCTGCAACTGTTTCTTTGGCAGATATTTCAGCTTTACGAGCTAAATCATTACCTTTCTCAGTAGCAGAAGCGGCCTGTCCTGCCTGTCCATAAATAGATTCTGGTCTATTAATTCCTACTCCGGCAGTTTGGGGATTATTATAGTACATCTCCCCTTCGGAACGTAACTTAGCATCAGAAGCTTTTTGAGCCGCTATTTCACCTTGCCGTTTAGTAATTTCTGCTTGTAGTAGACCTTGTTGAGTAGCATTTAAAGTCGCTTTATCTTTAGTTTCAGCAGACCTAATAGAAGCTGCTTTATCCTGCTGAATAGCAGTAGAAAGTTCATTTAGTTGTGCTGACACTTTAATATCAGATTCGGCCTTAGTTTTTGAAGCTTTGGTAGCTTCGACTGCAGCTAGGGCTTCTGGTCTATTGGCAAGGTTAGATTCCATCTCAGTTCTAGCGCCTCTAACTAATTTAGCGGGAGCTAGACCATCAGAAGTAGATTCAGGATTAAACCAACGATTACGTTCCTCACTGATTCTTGCTTCATTTGCTAATCTTTGGGATACTGCGGCTGGAGTTGCTGGATTTTGTAAGGCATTTAACTGTCTACCTTCTGCGGCAGTTAAATTTGAAGCAGCTTTTTTAGCTCGCTCTAGTTCACCAGTTAATCTAAGAGTCTCAGCTAGAGCAGTATTAACTCTATGAATTCCTTCCGGGTTGACATTCTCAAGACCTTTAATCTCTGTTTTAATACTCTTAAAAGCCTGTATTATGTCCTCGTAACCAGACGTTTTTCCAGAACCAATTTTGCCTATGGCTGCATTGGCTTTTTCTATATTAGTCTCTAAATTACCACCAACTGCTATGTTTAATTCTTTAAGGACTGTAATTAATCCTTGTAATTCTTCTTTAGTTCGTGCCATCATCCCTCAATGTCGTTAATATCTATTTCTAACGAGTTAGGTTCATTACTGTACATATTATCTAGCCAGATTTCTAGTTCTTCTGCATCATCCCAAATATCCTCTGGTGGTCGTTTATCCTTTGGAAGTTCAAAGAAACTTTCAATCTGATAAGATTTCTTTATACAGTAACTAATAGTATAGGGAAAATCTCTTACATATAGTAAACTTCTATCTAAGGGTCTACCAGACTTTTCAGATAAACTTACACTTGCACGGAAGGTTCCGTTCTTCGGGATTCTTTTAAACTTATAGCCGTCATCTCCAAGTCAGCATAACCTTTCATTAGCTGCATCTTTAAAAATTCGGGTATATTACCAAAATCATCAAAATTATAATAAAGTCTAGTCTTAAAGGCTTTATCTTCGTAGGTACCTAAATAAACACAGTATTCAAAGAACTTAGACTTTAGTTCATTTTCACACAGACCTTCTATTCTAGTTTGAATAGCTATATCTTTTAATTCTTGTTCACTGAGTGCCTTTAGTTCTTCTTTCTTTTTATTTAGTAACTTTTGAGTATTCTCATTAAGTAGTTTCATATACCTATCTTCATAACTATCATCCAGTTCTACGTACTTCTCATACTCAACTGTTGGGGCATCTCCTTCTGGTTCTTTAGGTTCAGGAATCTTGGTGAGCTTTTCTGCTTCTTTTTGTACTTCCAAAATAGAGTCATATAAAGCTAAAGTTTCTTGTTCCTCCCTAGATAAAACCAATACTGGAGCTACATATACTTGGTAATCATCACTTTTTTCGTCCGAGACTTTACATCTAAGTTGATTAGTATATCTAAGCGCGGCTTTACGCGCTGTTTGAAGGTCATAGTCTCCTACAACTCTCTGGTAGACTTTCATAACTTCTTCGTTATTTTGATCTTTAATTGTAAGTTCTGCACTCCACGAAAACAGCTTAGTAAGTTGATCTTGTTTACTCATTCCTATCCTCTCCTATATAAATAAAAAAGGGGCGACCTTCATTTGCATGATAGAAATCGCCCCTTTAGTCAAACCCTTGTACTGCTATTCAATTATGTTAGGGCTATTACGTTAGATACTTATAACCACTGTATACAATTAAATCACCTAATGCAGACTTAAATCCAAATGTCTGTTGTGCGTTATTACCAACATTAGTTGAATGTCCTTCAGATGTTAGTACAATTTGAGGTACATAAAGAGTCTTTAATACTGCACCTGAAACTGAACATCCTGTGGCTGGGTCATGCAATTCGATAATTAAGTTTAATCCGCTAACCGTATAACCGCATAGTGGGAATTCTGTATCAGCAGGATTTATCGAACCTGTTTGAAGTAGAGCAATTAACTCTAGGTCAGTATCTAATACAGTCAAATCACCAGTTACTTGAGGTACTTGAGTCGTATAACCAACTACGGCTGTATTACCCATTTCTTCAATCTTCTGATTGGGGAAAGTTCCTCTTAGAGTAACTGACTGAACTCTTTTAATACTATTTAGACCAATACTAACTGGTACGTTCTTACCGCGGATAGCAGCAGGAATTGTACTATCAGAAATATAAGCCCAATTTGTACCCGCTGGATTAGTATGATAAACCACAACTACTTGCGAAGTCATACTGTCGCCAGTGGTCAGTGTAGTTCCGACTACTCGATACTCACCCGTAGCAGGTGCACCAGTTACTTCATCTATATATGAACCATCAAGAATCACACTTAGTGCATAATTACCATTTTTAAGTATAATTGGGGTCTGTGATAACGTGAACGAAGTAGTTCCTGTAGAGAACTTATCTACAGTTACGTCATTCTTAAACCATCTCTTATCAGAGCCTTGAACTGTATATTCCTCAGTAGATTCACCAGTAACATTATAAGTATAGTTAAAGCCAGTAACCTGTAGTCTACGACCGTGAACAGTCTTGATGTAGTCTACGAGCTTATCATCTTTAACTTGACCAATAATATCAATCTCACCTAACTGACTAATACTTACACCAGCAGCTGGATAGGCTGCGGCATCTGTACCAGTTAAAGCAGAGAAGATTTTAACTGATACATCCATCGCTGAAAATGTAGCAGTTACTTCTGGTGTACCCGCAACAGAACCGGCGTGCTTGTTATTGCCAAGCTCATCTACGTCTGTTGTAGGAATGTTAGCATTAATGTCTAACTTCTGAATTCTACTTGCTAGGAATTCACCTTTAGGCCCGACTACTCTTAGTTGCATTTCCTTAACATTTTTGTTACTTCGCTTACGCGAGGTTGAGATATTTCTACTCAACTCTGCACTTTCTTTTAGTTATAGGTGCAGATCAGACTATACCACTCTCCCAAAGGAGACCTCTTGGTAGTCGTTACGGCTCCGTTAAATTAACGTGCCTCGGAGTTGTCTACTTCTAGAGTTTCTCCGATATTCGAGGTTTTCAATAACCATTTCTGGAAGATAACGTGTTTTCTATTTAACCATATTGTTGCATCTTTATAGATTAAATCAAAAAACTTTATTTTATCTGAATTTCGATGTATAAGGATTTTATAATTTGGATTACCGGAAGGAGGCATGTAGTCCCTTCTGTAGTGGTATTCCAAACCCAGATTTGTTAAATGCTCTTCTAAACCATTTATAAACTTAATACTAGATGAGGTAAACTCACATAGTATCGTTGGTCTATTATGTTGTTTAAAAACTGAGCCATCTCCATCAAATACCCCCCGGATAAAATGTCTATTTGCCCAATTTGGGTAATCTAAAATTAAAGATTTTCTTTCTGGAAGTCCTAAACTTATGCAACGATTATAAAGTATGTCTGAATATATTTGAATTTGATAAACACAGCGTCCATCAAATCCTACTTTATAATCTGTCTGCATTACTTTCTGAACTTTTTCTAGTATTTCTCTATCTTTAGATGTTATAGATATTTTATTTTTGGGATTATGACTTAGATTACCATCTGATGCTATTAATCCTAGTACATATTGTGCCTTTTCGTCTGTTAGATCATCAAAGAAATGATCATTAGTTGACTTTGTTTTTATAAAAAGGTTTTTCATCTTATTGCCACTTTTAACCTATGGAATTGCGAGCCGTTTATTTGCCATGAATTTCTCCTAAAATGACCTATATAATGTTACAAAAGTTATTTTTGTACGCCAGTATAAGGTCTTAACCAAATCTCTAAACACATAAATAGGTTGTAAATTTATGTTTGTTACGTCTAATCCACCGAGTTGTGTTGGACTAAATGTTGGTGGGAATCCTTCATTATAGTCGAATACAGGAATATTCTTTTCCAACTCGTTTGATATTAAGTACGCTAAGTCGTCACGTTGAGTCTTATTCTTAGCGAATACATCTATCGACCAAAATCGGTCTTGTTTTTGTACATAATTACCCAGTTCTAGTGGGCCTTTTTGTGTACGGGCTGCATCTATAGATACTGTAGGAAGTACCAAATCAGGGTCAGCACTATTAACACTTGTGGGAAAAGCGTCAGTAATATTAACTCCACTGGGTACTATACTCTTCAACCAGTAATAAATAGATTGATCTTGTAACCTTTCATTTGGGATCATCTAATCCCCCATTAAACCTTTAATTCGATACATCGCTTCTGAGGCTGTTAATGACCTTTCTCCATTCAAATTATAGAATGTATTGCCAGCAGAAGTCTTTAATTTTGTTAATCTTAATCCTATACTTGGGATGTTTACTCTAGCAACTGCTACAGTAGTTCCAGCTCCGGGTTCTATTAGAATCTTTTGTACTTGAGCATCTGCAAAGCTACTCGTCAATTCATATATAATATCAGTTACAATAGTTTGAAGTTTTCTAGCGGCCCTTCTGAGATTAGTAATAAAGTGAGTAGGTCTAATCGTAGGAAACTCTCTGCCGCCACCAGCATTTCCATTTTCTAGTAGATACCAGTACGGGGCTTTATCCCCCCAAGCATCTAGCCTTTCAGCAATTACATCCTCATAGCTAGGGAGATTCTTAAATACTCTAGGCCCCTTACCACCTTTCCAGGCCGAGTTAGGAGTATAGATTCCATACTTCCAGATATTCGGAGCCATATCAGTGAGAGTGTGTCCACCACCTTCTTCTACACCGGCATAGAAGTCACTAGCATCGCCAGCAACGGTTTCATCAAAACATTTAGTCACTACACCGTTTTGTACTTCAACATGTTCTGGATTAGACAAGTTTTCTAACAGTCTCTCAAGTAGGGGTGGATACGCGTACTCAACTGATTGTAGAGCAGCTTCCTGAGCGTAAGAAAGTAGATATTCTTGGACAGTTTCTCTAAGCAAATTATCTATATCTTCTTGGGCATAATATTCCAGATTAACTGAAAGTATTTTATCCACATCAGATTGTATGCTTTTAACTATGTCCTGAACATCTTCAAACATTTCAAATATCCCCATCCGTAACTACATTGATAAATGCTCTGTGATAATCATTAAAATAATCAAGAACAGCCTTTCTAACCTGTAAATACTCTGGTGTACCATTGGCATCGTACAAGTCTTTAATTGCTCTTAAAAGTAAGTTTAAGTAAGTGTCTTTAATCTTCCCTAGTAGTCCAATAACTACTAGCATATCAATTTCATTATCCATTATTTCCTTCCTCCGTCATGAAAATTGCAAGACGGTTGGGTGTCGGAACTCCCCTTAGTCTGTAGGATTTAAGGCTCATAGACTTTCCATCTACAATAAACCCTTCTGCATCTTTTACATATTTTTCATTAACACTACTAAACACAATAGTTACTTTGCAATCACCCTCTGGAATAATTCCACCAGACCGAATATAGGGAGATTCAGCAGTTCCCCAAAGCACATGACCAGAAATTGTAATTCCTGAAATCGTATCCTTCCAATAAGTTCCATGACATTCTGGACACCACGGGTCAACAGATAAATTAGTAATTGGGTCTAAAAAACAACCACTATAAGTACACCCAATACCAGAAACTCTAATATTAAAAATTACTGGCCTACCGATTGCATTTCTTATTTCTTCTATTGTATCATTTACTAGTTGTGCGGGCCAAGTTATCATTTATGACCTTCTCGAATAAGTCCAACCACTGTTTAGAAATTTCTTTCCAACTATATTCTGGACTACTAAATTTTATTTGTGCTGAGTCACCTAAGTTTTGTCTTTGTGTAGGATTCTTATATAGGTAATCTAATAAAAATGCTGCATAATCAGTATTTATAACTGCCCCAACAGTAAGAATATTAGGGTGAGTATCGTAATGGTCAATATCAATTAATGCTCCACAGTCCTTAAAAATTTCAGCACAAGCTGAGCTATTGGGTACTATTTGTGCCGCCCCAGTAACTGCATGTTCTACATTTACTAAGCCCCAGCCTTCCCCCATTGATGTGTTTATGCCAATGTCGCAAGAATTATATATTATATTTAACATCTCTACTGGAACTGATGTTTGTGGAGATAATCTCTCACTCGTTATAATTACCCTATCTAAAATTCCGTACCGAGCTGACATCTTTTTAATGTCCCAGCCGGAATCTTGTACTCCCATATGTAAATAAAGCTTTACATTATCTGGTTTATTCTGTGCAAACTTAGCAAATGCTTCAATAGTTAAATCAATACGTTTTCTTGGTTGATTTCTATTACCATTAAATACTACAAAGTCGTCAGCTGAGATGACTTTTAAAACATTTCTAGCATAATTTTTATCAACTGGAAAGAAAACACTAGTATCAGTTCCATGTGGAATAATTTTAACATCCAAACTTGGGTCTAAGATAGATACTTCGTCTTTACCAAATTTAGTGTAGGATACAACTGCCCCTAACTTATTAAAGTTATTAAGCCATTGTTTATCACTGTAAGTTCCATCTACTGGAAAGTATACAACTACCTTTTTTAGGTCATGTTCACTAAGTCTCTGTAAATATGCTTCTATACCCCATAAATCGTTCAGTATAAAAATTATATCCGGCTCAATATTAGCTAATAAACTCTGAATCCTTCCCATACCATATATATCTCCACCTAACATGGCGGGATATAAATAATGATTGGGATTCTTTACCTTATATGGGTCACCTCTATAATTAACTGCTAAATGATGAAATTCGTAACTTTCATCTGGAAAGTTATCGATGATAGAATGGAGTACACGAGAAAATCCAGTTGCCACTCCACCATCTCCTACTACTAATACTTTTTTCATATTCCTTTACCTTACCTTTTAAAATCTAATATTCGCCTTCGTAATAATTTGATGGGTACTTGAAGCCAGGTAACGACTGCTTGATTCCACGCGCGAGTTTTCTGGCTCTTGATGGAAGTATGGACTCTAGTTCAGATACATCCATTTTTAATGTCATTTCTAAAGTTTGACCACTTGCTATGTTAGACATAGAAATTTCGTCATCTCTCCAAGAACCCAGCCCTTTTGACATTTTATGTAGTAAGCCCCTCTTTAATATAATAGAGGCCATTAAAACTATAGGTAGTTCATCTTCTACTTGAATTATTGGTGGTTCTATATCTGTAAAGTTATAATCTAGAGTTCTAACAATAGAATAATAACTGTAATCTATTCCAGAGATTGAAGAAATACCAGAGGCCAGTATATCATAGCGTCTTTGCCAGCGTTTATCTAGGGATTTAAATCCATCTACTAAACACTTTCTTAATAGACCATCAGAAAAGTCATAGGGGGATTCAATATCCCCTATATGAACTCTTAATGAGCCAAGCAAATAGTCTAAATCACTTGGGTATCCTATTTCAAAAGTTGCATTTGTCAATAATGTTGTCATTTTCGAGCCTTTGTTACTTTACTTTTCGTATTCTGAAATTTGAAGTTCTGCTAGTTTACCTTTGATTGCATCAATAGTCTTAACTGGTCGATTCATTTCTTCTGCTAGAGTAAGCATTCTTTCTACGGGAGCTGTGCTAGTGAAGCCATCAAGTAGTTTCTTTACTTGGAAAAACTTACCTGTCAGGGCGTCTACAATCTGAGTATCAGTAACATTATTTGCAGTAGGAACTGCTTCAATAGACTCTTTAAAATCTACCAAAAGTCCTTCCCCTAAAATCTGTTTATTATTTCTTTCAAAATAAGTTTGCTCAGTAGAAGTCCACAAATCTAAAATACAAGATTCTTCCTTTAGTTTAGGATCGCCTGATAGAACTACTTCTACCTGCTGTCCTGTGATCGGGTCTAGAATCTTAACTACTACTCTGCCTAGTGTTGCTTTAATATAGCGTTTATATGGTTCTTTAGACATAAGTGACGCTATTTGATTCATGTTATTTTCCATATCCTTACCTATCCTTATACAAAATAAGGGAGAGTCATTTTAGTAACTCTCCCTTATAATACTCCCAAAAGGGAAATTAGCTAACCTTTAAGACGTGAATTCCCTGCGCGTTTGTTACAATAAGACCGAACTGTTGATCTTGCTGTTACTCTGGAAGTCGGTTATCTTCCAACTCTTATTATCGCTAATAAGACCAGACTATACTATCATCCTATAAATAGGAGCAAACCCTCTAGTCGTTGAACCTTTATCCCTTCAGGATACTTGGCTGCTGATTGTCTGCAATTCAATATTTTCAGATTGCCGTATATCATTACTGATTTCGGTAACTAATTGAATATCCCCAGAGTTTCCAGCAATTTGGTCTGTTGCTAAATAGATGTTACCATCTATTACATTCTTCTTTTGACCGCTAATAATGTCGTTAAAGTCTTGTTGTTGCTTTAACTGGTCTCTATTGTATGGACTATGATACTTTCCATGACAAGACCGACACAAAGTAATTAAGTTAGTTTCTATGCAATTTTCTTTATTATGATCTATATGGTGAATTACTAATTTGCCCCAAGAGGGCTTCTTTTTACATACTTGGCACTGATAATGGTCACGTTTTTGTATCTTTGCTTTTAAAGGAATATTAAAAACATCTGGATACTGATTCTTTGATTGCCCATGTTTATAATTGGGATGTTCTATACCCCGCTTACAGGACTTTCTTAAGTTATCAATATGTTCTTGTGTAAATGGCTTACCAAGACGTGCTAGTGACATCTTTTGTTTAGTTTCTTCTGTATGTTTAGCCACGCCGTAATAAGTGGACTGTACTTGTAAACGGCGTTCCTCAGAAACTTTTATATGTAATCGCTGTGCTTTGTATGTAATTTGTTGTTCAGTTCTATTGGGTAGATATTTTAAACATCCCAAGTAACCTTCATTTGGATAGTGTCTTTTAACTATTTCTACTTCCCACTCTTTCCAACAAGTATTTCTAGTCTGTTGTGATTTTAAGTTTGTTTCAGGAAGTTTACTTAATTTTAGACTTTTTGCTCTCCATTTGATTTGGTCTCTGGAAAACTGTCCGTTTAGTAATTCAACTAGTTCTTTATTTGTTTTTTCTGCATAGAATTTTTTCAGTAGCAAATCATCCTCTTCTGAAAAAAGTTTCTTCATTTCTAACTAACTTTTAAGATATGTATACCTTGGGCATTAGTAACTACTAAGCCAAAAGATTGAAAAATGTTTAACATATACTGAGGTGGAATTACATCCATTCTGTCATAGTTTTGAGACTTGACATCCCCGTACATTAGGAACTCACCAACATTTTCACCAATTACAAGAATCTTATCTTCTGGGAGCATGGCTCTGTAGTCGATAGGATTATCATAAATCTGGTCTAGTGCAACAATTGGTGCACCATAGTAACGACCTAGCCAGCCAGTTTGCCAAATCTCGTTTAGAGCTGGGTAATTGGCTTGCTGAGTTGTACCTGCGGCTGTAGTTGTATCCCAACCAGCACCAAAAGTGGTGATGGGAGTCAACGCCTTACGAGTACCAACTACTGCACGAACACGACCGACCTTTAGATTGATGTTATCAATAGCGTTCTTGAGGGCTGTAGCAGTAACTGTACCACCAACATTGGTGTAGTTAGTAGGAGTATTTACGGTACTCCAAATTGTCGAAAGAGCCGTAAATACCCGATTAACATAGTAATCAGATAGTTTTGCTCGCATTTCATTCTGTAGTTCACCTAGAGTACCGATTTCACCGGATTCTAGTTCCCAAAGATTATAGGTTAGGCCGACCTGAGCGAACTCGACGGCGTAATTGATTCTATCGTTTACAGCAACTTCACTCTGTAGTGGGATAGTACCAGGTACTAACTTACGAACTTCCATTCCTCTACGAACTTTGTAGACCATAGCATCGCCAGATTTTATACTGCGAGTATTTAGGAATAGGCTAACTAGATTTGAACTTAGGTGATTTGGCTGAATCCATTTGACAATTAGTTCAGAAAAAGCATCTCTCTGACTCTTATCTTTGGCTACTGCCGAATAAGCATCTTTAAATTCTTGAGTAATTTCTTTATTTTCCATTATGTTCACCTTATAGTTCACGGGTGCGGAAAGTTAGGCGGAAGTTTGTTGCGTCGTATTTAACTACGTAAGCAACTGCGTCTGCGTCTACTGTCGTATAACTTAGTTTACCAGCATTTGTAGTGTCATCGGCTGTATTTAGTGCCTCTAGTTTAGCACCAACTGTTAGATTAGAACTAACTACAAACATGCCAGATTCAACTGTATAAGTACCTTCACCACCACCGTGAGTTACGAGGTCGTAACCACTAGGAATGGTTGTACCTTCTTGCATACCTGGATAGGTTAACCAGATATTTGTTACCATAGGCTGATTATTCTGTGCGACATCAAATGCGCCTTCTCTCAATGAGAATCCACCAGCGGTGGCAGGCCAAGCTAATGGGCCGGGCATTGGCATATAATTCTGAGGCCAAACTGCAACCCAACGAGCCTGAATGGCTTCCGCTTGTGTAGCTGGAACTCTGGCTGCTGGATTTCCAGCACCGTCGTCTACCCTCACAACCATTAAGCCTTCTTTGACATCTGCTAGAGCAACTGCGCCTAATGCGTTATCAAAACGATTAATTTCCATTATTATAATCCTCTATTTCTTTAATAGTGCCAAGCCCTCTTGAACTAACTCAAAACTTGTTTTAGTTTTTGTAGTTACAATAGGAGCTGGTACTTCTGTTTTTGTACTTGCTTCTGTTTCTTTTGCAGACTTGGATGTTTTTAGTTCAGAAACTAAATAGTCAAATGATTCTTGGTCTAACTTCAACCACATTGCTTTCTTAGCTTCTACATCTTCGGGAGTGTACTGAATACCAACTTCGGCAAAGGCAGATAATCTTGCACTTAATAGTGCAGATTCTTGCTCTTTTAGTTCTGCACTGGCCTTGTAAGTCCGTAATCCTTCTAGTTCTGCATTAGAGGTTGCTAAGGTTTCCGTTAGAGCCGTAATTTGTGACTGGGCTGCTAATAGGTCTGCCTTTACTTGTTCTAATTCTTCCATGTTTTCCTCATTTGAGGCTACACTTGTCATTGGGGTTCGTCCCATATATGCAGGTGAGCCGACAATAGTAGCTGACCGAACAATTGGGTCATTAATCCACTCGACACCATCTTCATCTATGGTTGAGTCCGTATAAACAAGTTCCCACGAAATGTTTACTGGATCGCCCGATGCGTAGCACTCTTTAAGTAGATTTATATCTTCTGGACGTTCTTTAGACCACAAAGCGGCGTTTCCCAATACCTGATTTGTGTCGTCAGAAAGGTTCTTGCTCATTCCAGCAATTACCCCTAGTGGTGTTGTTCCGGCGTGACCCCGACTAATACCACCCTCAGCCATCTTCACTGGCATGAGAATTCCTGTATCTATTAAATTATCAAACGCCTTTAAAGGGACACCTTGTTTATTGGCATTAGGTTTATCATCAGTAAAAACAAAGTTTAACTTAGAAAGTATGGGACTTTGTACTGAAGCTAATGCTTCCCTATCAAAAATAGCGGTTGATTGAATCGTTATTAATTTTTCTGTCATATTATATATCACCTATCTACACCATATTAGGGGTATTTAGGAACAAAATTGGCGGATTTTGTTCCTAATTTAGTCAAAATTACCTAGTTTTTAGTAGTTGCAGGGGTTTTAGAGGGGGATTTTGTACTTGGTGACGGTGGTTTTGGAGCTCCAATAGATGGTGAAGAATATGGCACTTGAGGGCTTGGTTCTAGTCCTAATCGTTTAGTTTCAGAATCATCTGCTTTTCTCTGGACTAATTCATCACCAAATTCTAGGTCCATTACCGTTAGTTCGTCCCAAGTAGTCTTTGACAAAGCGCCATTATTATATAGAGTTTCACCGATTGTTGCCATCTTAGCGGGGTCATAGAGTCGAATAGGAGACATCTTAGGTTTAGCTATATCCATAAACCCGTTCTTATCCATAATTTGATTATAGATGTATTTAACAAAAGGTATAATTTCGTTTCTTAAATTTCTAAGAGTTTCCGCTGGTGGAAGTAATGCAAATTCAGCTTGTGAGGAGGCACTTCTTAAGTTTTCACCAGTTGTAATAATATTAGGAATACCTAAAGCGTACAAAATATCGTGATTAACTGAGGAATATTTACCCTCATCCAACATAGCAGATGTATCTGGATAAATCCAACTAATCTTAATAGTATGATTACCAAAGAGCTGAAATACTCTTTCCATATTACCGGGAGATGATCGCCAACGCATTTGTTCTTTGAGGTCATCTAAAGAATCCTTATCATCTTCAGTTAGAGGAAAGTCTTTATCGCCTAAAGTAATTAACTGAATTGCACCAATAACTCTTGAGGCAATTGAGTAATCCATTTTCTTTAGGTTACGTTTGTGCATGAGGGACTCTAATGCGGGGAGCAAGTAGGGGGTTGGGAATATACTTCCAGCCTGTACTTTTCTACGAATACTAAAATGGTCTGAAAGTTCAATTTCAGTTTCACCATTTTGTACCCTTTTTACGTAGTCTGGATAATCCTGTAAAATCTGTTTATAAAGGTCAACATCTTTCGTACCATCCATATATTGACCATTATTTTTCAAAAAGAAAATATCCTCCATTGAGACTTTAGCAAAAATTCTAATTCTTCCAGGAATAGGAGTTGGTTTGATTACCAGATTCTCGCACGGTCGTAACCAAATATAGTCAGGAATTTCATATCTTCGATTAGGTCGATTTTTTAGTCCAATTTCTTTACCAGTTACAGTTTTCCAGGCAATCTCAGGAACAATTAGTCCTGAGACTAAATATTCCATAGAAACTATTTTCATTGCTTCTAATATCACATCATTACAATACTTATAAACTTCAAACTCCTCGTCTTTGGTATTACCCTGACGAGGCTTTAAATCATTAAATGCTATCTCAATTTGTTTATTAATTGTTCCAGATACAATGGGGTCTCTCAAAAAGAAAAATCTACAGGTATCAACCTGTTTATAATAATCTTTTGGAATCTCCATTTTATCTATAAATGCTAAACCTGAGTTAGCTCCCCAAATATTATTCATAGCAATTTCAGATGTATTCATAACTGCTGAAACTGCCTGTAAGAATTTGGGGGATTCTTTTACTTTTTCTACTTCTTCTATTTTTGTCATAGCCACGAAATCCTATGGTATAGTTTTGTCATATTATTCATCGGAGATTGAAATTTAAGATAATAACCAACAATGGCACATACCAATGCCGCAGTATTGTGGTCTTCACCTTTTGCACTCTTACCTGAAAGTGATTCTACAGAATACTTGATTTCTCCGGCTTCAGTTCTACTATAAGTAGTTCTTTCAAGCTCAGAAATCATTTCATCATCTTCTGACGTAAATACAATCTCATGGTTATTAGCCATGGACTGTAGTCTCTGCATACCAAACTGTTTGGTTTTTAGTACAATCTCTTCCCCATTTTGGTCATCAAATCCAACAACAGTAGTTCCACCAAAATTAATAGCAATGACTCTACTCTTGTATGCCTTTCCTTGAAAATTCTCACTAGACATCATATTTTGAATAACGGATTTACCAGCAGAACCTTCGTCAATTGCGATTAGATTTGGAAGGAACTTTGTATCAAGTATATCAAATAATCTTTCTTGAATTGGGTAGTCTACTTGATACAGCATGATTCTGGCATGAAAATACCACCTATCCTTTTGTTTGTACAAAATAGTAATTACTGTAGGTTCAGTATATCCTAAGTCAATTCCAAATACTACTTCTTCATAATAGGTTGGAAGAACTGGAATTGTGGCAGTAATTTCATATGGTAACATGGCATTATCTTCAAAGTCTTTACCTTTAAACCTATTGTAGTAAATGGGATATTCTTGAATCTTCATCAAATCTCGGTCAAACATTGCATAGACCGGATTTCCATGTTCTCCAAGTACCATATGTACATAATCTTCTGATTCTTTACTTCTAAATTGTTTTAGGTTTCTTTCTTCATCTTCAGGTGAATAGCGAGGGTTAAGAGAGGCTGGAATTCGATGTTTAGTAAAGTTTTTATCCATCTGGTCAGCATTAAATAATACTGACTTCTCACGTCTACCATCAGGAACTCCTGAAACCATTAACTGGAATCCTTTTTGATAGGAATTAATAATAGGAAGTAATTCGATATAAGTTCCCCACGGAAAATAACCGGCTTCGTCCAGCATAACGAAAGGTACGTGTAGACCAATAACATTAGCTCCTGTGCCAGACTTACCCGCAATACGGCAGTCTAAAATGAAGTTATTCTTCATTTTAATAGTAAAGTCTGCGTTATTAATACTATTTCTATCTACAAAATGTCTTAATAGGGGGTTGTTTCTAAGCCAGCGAGTAATCTTTAAAAAGAGGGGGTCTAAGTGGACTTTATTCGGGCCAGTTAATACTAGAGACTCCTCATAGAAACGGTTTAGCATGTGCCAAATAATTTTACCTAAAAGTACCTCGCTTTTGCCAATGCTACGAGCACAACACAAAGAAACATAACTATTAAAATCACAAAGCATTTCCTTCTGGTATTGGGTGTACTCCCACATCTTTTCTTCTTCGTCAGACCCGACACCTAAGTTACGAATAAATTCACTTGCAAAAACTGGATGTCTTGTTATTTCAGCTAACGCGAGTTCTCCACGATCTAGCTTTTCCTTAATCATACATTATTTATAAGCCCAAATCATCATATTTGAGCCTCCATCTGATTGAATATCCCACCTAGAAAATCCTGCACATCTTAGATAAAATGCAACGGATTCTGGTGAAAACATTGTATAGTGTGCATTCAACCGCCAATCGTCACCATCAGTAGCAAAATTATGGTCATTCTGTCCACCCATAATCCAATAAGAAGCTGAAAAATCTATGGGCATACCATCCATTAATGGTAAATCGTTCTTTAGCCATCTCTCGGCTAATAATTTGGCATTAGGAGTTTGAATATAGACCTTTCCACCAGGTACCAAGACTCTAAGCCACTCTTTTAATACTCGAATAGTATCTCTATAAGAAAAATGTTCTAATACGTCACAAGCTCTTATCTCGTCAACTGAATTATTCTCAAACATTTCCAACTTATCTACACTGTGAACATACTCTAAATGTGGACAGTTAGGATTTAGGTCGATGTGTACGTCGAACGACAAATCTGGGTGGTATCCCGAACCACACTCAACTTTATATGGCATTTTTAACTCCTGACCAGAAATTCCTGGACACTGTTTCCCACGAAAACTTATTTTTTACAAAAGATATTTCACTGTCAGATACTGGACGATAAAGTTTATTTATAAGTAAATCTTGTATTTGTTCTGTAACTGATTGTGAATCTTTTTCCTCTATATACTCTACCAAATCTTCAAACCAATAAGAATAGTGTTCTGCGTTAAAAGAAACTCCACGAGCACCGCAAAGAAGTCCTTCAAGAACTGATAGTTCAAATCCTTCTGCTCTTCTTAGACCAGAAATGTAATAAGAACTGTTATATAAGTACCTCATGGCCTCATCTGATAAATTTTCAGAATGGTGAAAATTTATTCCATATTTAAAATCTTTTCCTACGTGGGCGACTCTTCCACCGACCTTATTTACTGCACTATAGATTTCTTTAATGGATTCAGTCTCAGCTACGTATCCAGTTGTCATAAAAGTAATATGTTTTGTGGCCTCTGGAATTTTAAACCATATTTCTGGGTCTACTCCACAAGGATTTCTTAAAAAGTTAAAATCTGATGAACCAATAATCTTAGGAATATTTAAATAACTCACGACTAACTTGGCTTCCTTAAAGTATGGTAACCAGTCTGGTGGTGCTATTTCAGTCATTAAGCACTCCTGTAAAAGGATATGATTTTTATTCCTAATAAATGGTAAACTTCCTGCTCCTATACAATCTTGAATTTGTACGTCTGCACTTTCTGGGTCATTAATAAAATGCACCCATTCAGGAGCGTACTTTTTTAATCCGGCATTAATTCTATACATTGCTCTACCTAAAGTAGTTGGCAACACCTCGTAAAAAACTCGCATATATCCCTAACCTTTTATAATAATATTAATAAAATCTAATACATCTGGATTAAATAACGTATTTAATTCTGGTTTGTGAGTTCCACCACCAGCAATATGTAACATCTTAATGCGTTTATTATTAATCTCAAGATGATCGTTGATTACTTTAATTTCTTTCCAGCTATCCCAATGTGTTTTAGTTCCATACTGGCATGAAGTGCCATAGTGGACTGGTTGCTCAATTGGGTCAAGTAAGGTGGTTCTAAATTTGCCACTATAAAATATCTGATTAAAGGTTCCATTTTCTCCTAGTGGAGCGGAAGTAATGTGGTCAACATCAGCAGCATACCAGGCGTCCCAAAAAACTTGTCCAGTTATAGAGTGAATTCCAGAATTTAAATACTTTTGCCACGGAATACCGTCCCACGCAAATCCAATATTTGTACCAGCTAGATTAGTATCACTATTACATCTACCTGCTCTGGCATCTGTTGAGTCGTCAAACAACTCATCTAGTTTGTCTACAATAAGTACATCAGCGTCAATATGGGTAATAGTATTATACTGGTTGTAGAGTGCTCTGCCAATCTTAGAATATGAAAATGCTAAGTCAGTAATTCCTATACGTTGTAGGTCTTTATAATTCATTGCTTCAATAGTAACTTCTGGATGAAAATAACCTAACATTTTCATCATCCGTTCCATCTCTTCTTTTTGGTCAACATAAAAACATGAAATACAATCTGCCATATTATTTCCTTAATATCTCGCTATAGTATTGATGAATAACTTCTAGCTGATTTTCTGGGAAATTAGTATTAATTTCCAATCTGTCAATGGGATTACATACTTGTTGAACTGTGTAAATTACTTTAGGGTCTAATGGGTGATTTTCTATAATCCTTAAATCTACATTGTGATTATTAACTAATTCATAAAGAAGTCTATGAACAGATTCTAATTTTTCTAAATCCTCATTTGGTTGTTGTTCTTCAATAATACATACTGTAGAATTTGAAATTAATTGAAGCCATTCTAAATCTATTCCGTTTGTACCTAGTATTACTATATTCATAAAATTTCCTTTAGACCGGTAACTTATCGTCCAGATTTATATTCCTATGTTCTTTTAGGAACTTAGATGAAACTGTAGTTCGATAGCCACACTTCTTTCCATTAGTTTCTCTAACACAAGTCACTGTAATTGAATTACTATCATCGGGGTATAGAAACCAAGAAGTAGACAAGAGCATGTTACACTTCTCACAGTAAATATAACTGAGTCTCTCATCTAACATTTTAGAAGCTCGTTCTTTGACACTATTAAACTCTGCTACAACTGAAGTTTCATTGTCGCCTTTACGAGCTTTACGAGTAATATTTAAGTCAACTTGAATACGAGAAATTGAATCTCGCCACTGACTAAGAGTTTTACTCATATTTTGGATATTGTACATATCCGGCTCATCTTTCTCCATTTCGTCTGCAATCTTTCTATCCATATCTTCAACTCGAATATAGAGAGTACAAAGGTCGTCTAGAGAAGCTTTATCATTAGCATTTAAGTCAGTAAGGTCATAATCCTCAGCCATTTTGTCCTTTAGGATTTGGATTCGATAGTGGTCTTTATTCTTACCTTCCAGCCACTTTTCAAAGACTTCTTCCTCGGACATACCTTGATATTGTTTAAGTACCATAAGCTGTTTCATACTAACATTCATTTTCTTAGGTTTTTCTTCTTCAATCATTTATTTCCCATGCCTGTCCTTCATAATCTTTTAATTCTTTAAGGGCGATTTGTACCGTTTCTGACATTTTTTCAATTCCGATACCAATACGGTCAAGTTCACAGGCTGCTTTGAGAGTAGTTCCGGTACCCATAAATGGGTCAAGAACTGTGTCACCTCTAACTGTGTACATTTTCGTAAGCCTGCGAGGAATCTCCATTGGGAAGCGACCGACTTCACCATCTTCGTCCTTTTTCTTATTGACTGGTGAAATTTCCCATACACCATCAACGAAATCTGACCACTCCTGTGGTGAGAGTTGAATGTCTTTAATTTCAGGTTTACCTTCGCCATGTTTTCTCCATATAAAGATATATTCCCAATTAGGACTAATTCTCATCTGTCCTTCAAATCGTGATTTTGCTGTAATATGACGGTCTTTATTCGCAACTCTAATCTTTTTGTCCCATATAATACGCCCCCACAAATCATATCCTAAAGAGGTCATTATATTTTGATAATTAGAAATATAAGGAATCTCACAAACACGCCCAAGAATACCAGCATTAGCGTATCTATCATTAAAATTAATAGCCACCTTGCCGTATGGTTTGATATACGGATTGATAGATGTGAATACATCTTTAATAAGTTTCCAATAAGCTTCGTCACCTTTAATGTAATCCTCGTACTTTTCACCAATATTATAAGGCGGTGAAGTTACTACTAAATCTACTTGTAAATCTTGGTCTAGATACTTTGCACAATCTCTACTGTCCGCATTATATATCTTGTAACTCATCCTGTGCCTTTTTAATCCTTTCCCTATGTAACTTATCTAGAAGTTTAACTGAATCACCATCTCTGGTCATCTCTAGTTTCTTACGCTTACGAATTTTATTGTCGCGGTTCTGAGCTCGGTACAGCCCACTATAGTCAATTTTCATCTATCCTCTATTTAAATATTACTATCATACTATCCATTTGACCAGATTTATACCGATCATTTGGTAGTCCGTTAGCTAGAAAGTTAATTCGTCCACGTCTAAATCTAATTTCGGAATTAGGGAGTATAACTTCATGAAAAATCTTAGTTGACGTAGATACTGGCAGAAGCATCACACAGATTTTACCTTTTTTACTTTCCTCAAATGCCTTTAATATAAATGCTTCTTTTAATTTTCTTGAATATGGGGGATTAATAAAGTTTGACTTTCCCCACTCTGATTTTGTACCATCCTCTATGTAGTTAAGTGGACAGGGATCAAAATCAAAATGAAACTCATTGTCTAATTCCTCATAGACTTCTTTTGGAGTAGCCCAATTATCGTGTTGTACTAATCTATTTTTCATTTATTACCTTTGTAATTTAAGATTTCTTTAACTAATATAGTCATTGCTTTTCTATCTCTTTCTTTAACAACTGGTATATTTCCACATTTCCATAGTAAATAAAGACCTTTCTAACGCGTTATTAAAAATACCATACCACCAAAAGCATATAGTCCATCCATTATACTTTTAATATCCTTAAACAAAAGGATTTAATCTTTGCCCGAAATGATAAACAACCACATCCAGTAGCACAGTGTCCGGTAACTATTGAATGACTAAACCATGAATGGCTGCATTTACAAGTTTCAAACATGATAGTCCTTTATAATAAAATTTGGGTGTTGAATTTGAGATAAAACTTCATTACAAAAATAATGCCATTCAAATAATTTATGGTGCTGTCTTTGTAATACTATATTTCTTAATGCTTTATAGTTTGAAACCATTATTCGCCTTTGTATAAATCCTTCTGGAAGATTATTTTTAATCCCATCAAAAATTTGTATTTTGTACTCTTTATTATTAGATTTATTATAAATTTCAATTAAGTTATTTAGATAATTTAATGTATCTTGACAAATATGTTGCTCAAAACTATCTTGAGATAGTGAACTCTTAGTAATAGTGTACATAGTTGATTCACTTAACCAAGAATTACCAATTCTGTATGTAGACATTTGTTGCCAAAAATACCTAGGAGCCTGTATATCTATCCAAACTGAAATAAATTCCAAAAACTTATTATGCCCACCGTCTTTATCAGATAGGTTAGTACAGACTCTATCCATATTTTCTAAATCCTGTAGTCTACTTAATGAAGTTCCTAACTTACCATATTCAAACCCACATTCTTGTAATATTTTTATACGCATCCTATTATCCAATTTATTCTTATTTCCCAAAAATTCCTATTATAATTAGTTTTAGCATGACAACTACTACATAGAGCAACTAGGTTGAGTTCTGAACTATCCATTTTATTATAATTTACGTGATGAACATTATTTGCAAATTCATTACATATTAAACATTTATTATTTGCTTCTTTTAAAATAATTTTACGTATCTTATAAAATTCTTTTGGATAATCTCCAACTATATCTAATGTTTTATATTTGTTAGCACAATTTTTACTACAAAACTTTTGAGAAAGTTTAGATGGAGAAACATAGAAATATATATTACACTCTAAGCATTTTAATAATATTTTAGTTTTTTGTTGATTAATATGTTGACATTTAGACGAACAAAATTTATTACCCCCGTTATTCCTATGTTCTCTACCTAGTCCATATAGTTTTCCGCACACTATACACGTAACATATGATTTTTTGCTTGCATAGTAACATTTACGGCTACAAAACTTTCCGCCACGTAATTTTACTTGACTAGAAAAAGTTTTAAATTTTTTATTACAAAATTCACATGCTTTAATCACTTTCTATGTACCCAGTTTCGTTTATTACTTTTACCTTCATTTTTACTTAAATTCCTTATTATTTCAAAAGATTCTTCTTCATCTACTACACAATCTACATGAAAGTACAAATTAATATATGGTCGGTCAAAAGCCAGTATTCGATAGCTCGCTGTTACCTGTATCTCTTTGAGACATTTAGGGTTAGCACATATCATTCTTGCTTTAAGCCATTATACTTCATAATTGTATTAAGCAGACTATTGGTCAAAACTTCAACCTCACCAGTGTTAATGAATAAAGTCAATCGCTTTAAATCCTGTCTCTCAAATGGGACATAGACTATATCATGTGTTGCTTCACAATTTCTAGCATCTAATAGGTCTTTAAACCGTTTAGAGCAGAATTTACATTCATATACTTGATTACCTTGAATTATTTTTGGCATCTGTTTTTAACTTCCATATAGTCTCTATTAATGTATTTATTTCATCTTCAAGATATTCCATATAAAGTAATGTATCTTGAGGAAACTTTTGTAACCATTTTCTAGCACATTCTGGACACTCGTACCAAGAATGTTTACTATGTCTTAGCTCTTTATCCATACTTACCTCTAAGCTCTCAGTAGGAATCAAACCTACGTCTATAGATTACAAATCAATTATAATATCACTATACTATAAGAGCGAATACAGACTACGTTTTTAATTTTCCAATAAAATTTTTGTATGTTTGCTGAGCGTAGTCTAAATTAAATTATCAAATTACTTGCCTAAAGTAATATTTGGAGATACCATATGACCAGGCATACCCTGTTGTGGGTCGCTTTCGACACATGAGGCAAACACTGGTAATAAAAGTACCAATGCCAATAGAGCGGAAATAAATGCTCTATTTATTTTATTTAGTTTTAATGTTTGCATCCTACACCTACCACCGTTAATGAATTTATTGTTTTACTATATCCTATAGTAACATCATAACCATAAGATTTCCACACTATTCTGTCGTGCATATTTCCTATAAAGTTGCAAATAGGAAAGTCTTGCGGATATAAAATTGTTTTTAATACTGCTAGTCTAACTTGATTAGATACTTTAGACTCTGGATAATATCCAATAGACCATCGCCACTGAGTTAAGTTTTTACAGCCCAATCTGTGTATGTCATGTACTATTTGAGTTGTCATGAAACTAAATACCTCATCAGATTTCATGTTGCCAGTTTCATGCTGGACTATCCTGTAAATAGTAAGTATACATTCAGGGGTCGCCCACTTAGGTAACTTAACATCAATATCCGCTTCCTTTGCTAATACAACTGTTGGAAACATAAACGTCAATACTATAAATATAAAAATTATTTTTTTCATATAGTGGGCTAGAGAGGACTTGAACCTCTACGACCTTTCGGTCACTACGGTCTAAGCGTAGCACGTCTACCATTACGTCACTTGCCCAAGCTCCGGTGGAAGGGTTTGAACCTCCAAATTTAATGAGTCAGAGTCATTTGTCCTAGTCCAATTGAACGACACCGGAATATTTATATTATAACACATTTTAACTAATTTGTCAAGCTTTTATACTATATTAGGTGGATTTAGAACACTTTTTGGGGGACTTTTACGAAAATTAGTTAAAATCAAGTTAAGTTTTACACGTTAGCGTGTAAAATATAGGCAATGCCGCCATTTGGCATCAGTTTTAGCCCTAATATAGTGTCAGCTCTTGACAAGCTGCGACAAACGTGCTATAATGTTGCCAATCGAGAAAGCTGCCGCCAGCTCTCACAAGGCGATTTTGTACTGCCCTTGACAAGTGGAAGCTTTTGTGCTATAATAGAGGCGGCAGTGAAAGCTGTCCCGTTAGGCAAATGGAATAAGCTACCACCCTCTCACGGTGGAGATTATGGGTTCAACCCCCATACGGGACTTGACAGTTTTAACAAACTGTGTTATAATAGTGACAACTTTCAGGAAGACGAACTGAAATTTATATAAATTTTTGGCGTGGGAAGCTGCGTCTGCCAGTCTAGTCAGCGGGTTTACGTGAAATTCGTATGTTTTAATTTTGAGTACGTTTTGCTATAAAACGCTTGATTTCATGTTGTAACTAATGAAAGAATTTTGGTTTGGGAGCTAGGAGCTTTCGCTTTCATTAGTAAGTAAATAATTAGAAAATAAAAAAATTAAAACTGAACATCGGAAGAATTTAAATTCTTCCGATGTTAAAGAAAGTCTATGAAAAATAATACAAAAGAAATAGATAAAATTATTAAAAAGATTGAAGATATGTCAGACATAGCTCAGTTATGTAAGTTTTCAATTCATAAGTTACAAAAAATGTTAAAGGAAATGAGTAAAAAGAAATGAATTTTACATCTAAAATAGTTATACCCTGTTTAGTAGTAATATTATTACTATGTATAGTAGTTGCTACTATATTTATAGTTTTTGGAAGGATTTAATATGGATTTATTAAAGTTGTTAGCTGAAATTTATTTACTCGGTGGGGTAATCACATTAATTTCACTTATATATTATGAGAGAAGTGAGTTATCAGATATATCATATAGGTTATTCATGTATATACTTCTAGCATGTATAACTGTGGTTTGTTGGCCTATAATTTTATTTGTGAATCATGAGTTGTAATATGATCTGCTACGTAGACGGCGGTTATGATAATATAAGAAAATGTAATCCTTATTGTAGTTTTAAGGTTTATGATAATGATGGAAACTTATTACAATGGGATAAGAAGTTTAGTTTTATAGATGCTAAAACCAATAATGAAGCTGAGTATTGGGCTTTAATTAGATGTTTAGGATTTTTAGCAGTGTATGGTGACTCAGCTTATGATAATACAATCTATTCAGATTCTAAATTACTAGTTAATCAAGTACAAAATCTATGGAAGATAAATTATCCTAGACTTCGAGAATTAAAAGATATAGTAGATGGTTTTAAGTTTCATTGGAGTATAGTATGGTTACCAAGGGAAATTATTGTTAAAGAGTTAGGACATTAAAATGGATATAAATAATAGTTTTATTTTAGGATTTTTTATTGGAGCAGTAATTGTTACAATTATATTAGTAGTAATATCTAGGTTTCCAAATAATGAGTGACGGAAAGGCTCGTAAAATGAAATACTTTCTTGTTCATTTAGAACAATCAAATAGAGGTTTTGTAGACGAAGCATATTTTATAGTGTGTGAAATGTCTTTGGAAGATGCTAGAATTGCAGCAAAAGAATTACAGGAATCATGGGGTATTAAATCAGTTTGTATTGAAGAGATTAATATGAATCTTGGAGACACATACAATATTACAAGTAGGTATAGTTAAAAGTGAGTGATACATCAAGTGGTAATGGTTCTGGAAAACCAGATAATAGACCAGAGTTAACAGCAGCAGAGATTCTTATGGTAGCAGCTTTAATAGCACTATTGATTAAGTTAGGAGCTAGTGGATAAAGATACATTAGATTTCTTTTGTAAAGGTACAGGGTATAATTGGTATTATCAGTTACTAAGTGCCCTAGAATTAGCAGAGCAACAATTAAATAAAATAAGATTTGTTATCTCTGGTTACGAAATAAAGACTAGAATCAATCTTAGAGTAGGTGGACTTACTAATGATGGTGAGTTTTTAGCGATTTTTGAATTATCAGATAATTGGAGTGTACCAGTAGATACTATCTACAGCCTAAAGGAATTAAGATACTATGAGAGTAATAAAGTTTAATCCGACCCGCGGGTCAGCTGTAAAGATTGAAAATGTTAAGTCCGAAGTAGATAAAAAGAATCCTAAAGAAGTTGAACTAGAATTTAGAGATGCTGGTGAGGTCTATTACGTTAAGTTGGGAATTGGTGATTTATTTAATCTAATTCTATTGCTATTGGGGAAATAATGTTAAAAGTAAAAATATTCGAGTCGGCCAATTCTGTTGAATTAGAGTCCAATGTCAATAAGTGGTTATTTGATAATAGAGAGAAGGATATTTATATTATTAATACTACTCAGTCAGAGACTTCATTTGGTACAAATTATGGTAAATATCATAACGTAACATTTACTATTATCTATAAGGTTGATTAATATGATACAAGCAACAGTACGAGAAAAAACAGAAGAGGAACTTGGTTCTACAATAGTTTATTCTTTATTTCCAGAAGTGTGTGTATCAGAACAAGGGGTTGAAATACATTGGTCTGATAAAGTATGCGAATATTTTGTAGACATCCCAACTGATAACCTATTCGAGATTCTAAATGTTCAACTTAAAGGATTATTAAACTTTGCTGGAACTAAACAAGATTTATAATATGGATTGTATAGTAGGACTTACTGAAATTCCTACTAATTCAGTAGACTTAATAGTAACTTCACCGCCTTATTATAATGCTAGAGAATATGCACAGTGGAAAACCTATAATGACTATTTATATTTTATAACTAACGTCATTAGGGAGTGCGGTAGAGTATTAAAGAAGGGTGGATTTATTTGTTGGAATGTAAGTCCTAGAATTGTAGTAGATGGTAGAAAGTATAGTTTAGGTTTTGATACCCAAGCCATGTTAGAATATGCTGTGGACGACAAACAAGAACAAATCTTTACCTATTATGATAACTTAATATGGGCTAAGCCTAAAGGTGGCTATCGTCTGAGCTTTGCTGAGACTAAATGGCAGAATATGAGTAAGAAAGGCGACCGACCAGTAAGATTAATGCCTAGATACGAGAATATTTTTATTTATAGTAAAGGTGACCCATTTGAGTGTAGATTACAGACGCTTCCACAATTAGATAAACCATTTTGGCATTGGGGAAACGTGTGTGATTTACCTGTAGACCACTTACCCGGACATCATGGGGTATTTCCAATTGAACTTCCTAAACAGATGATTGATTGGTTTTGTACTTCTGAAAATGGTTTAGTTCTTGACCCTTTTATGGGCTCAGGAACTACTGCTGTGTCCGCTAAACTATTAGGGCATAATTTTATAGGGTTTGAGACTCATCAAGAGTATATAAAATATTTTACTGATTGGGAGGAAAAAAATGCCAGAGAAGGAATTTTTGATAGGCCGTAAATTTAGCTCGTTAACTGTAATCGAAGAAGCCCCAAAACGAAACCAAAGTAGAAGAATTATATACAAATGTAAGTGTGATTGTGGAAATATTAAATTGGTAGACGTTAGTGGTTTACGAAGAGGGCATACAACATCTTGTGGGTGTCTAAGAAAATCAAATCAAACTTCATTTGAAAGAATGTGTAAACGAATTTATAAGGGTTATAGAGTTGACGCTGTTCGTAGAAATGTAGATTTTAACTTATCTAGATTTGATTTTGATGTACTTATACAACAAGAATGTTTCTATTGTGGTAGATTACCTAATAATACGTTTTATGATGTAGTAAATAAAGTAAACTTAAAGTATTCTGGAATAGATAGATATGATAACAGTATTGGTTATTATTTGTATAACTGTGTTCCGTGTTGTATTATTTGTAACAAAGCAAAAAGAAATCTATCTTCAAAAGAATTCTTTGACTGGTTAAATGATATATTTGAACATAATATAGGAAAGGATTATTTAGATGGAAAAGCGTAGATACATAGTTGAACAATCTGAAATGAATGATGACTATAGAAGTAAATTAACTATTATTGTAGATAACGAAGTATCTAATGAATTTTGGGACGGTGGAGAACCAGAGGATAACTATTTCTTTAGAGATTGGGGATGGGTAGCATCAGAGCTTGAGAGAGCCTATAAATTAGGATTTGAACACGGTAAAGAGTGGGAATTTCAGAATAGTTCGAGAGGCTTTTAATGAAAGTGTTAATTACTGGTTCAGTTAATTTTCCAGACTTAGATTTGGTTAAAGAGTTTGTAAAAACTTTATCAATTGATACAATTTTATACTGTGGTAGGATGGAAGGTGTAGATAATGTTGCTCGTAATCAAGCCTTATTTCAGGATTTAATTGTGATTGATATACCAGTTACTAAATCTGAATTTACTAGTAGAGTCCCGAAAATCATAGGTTATGATACATTAGTAGATTTAGTAGATGAAGTCCATATATTTACTAATGGTAATGACGGTCAAATGGCAATTTTATCTCTTTATGCAGAAAAAACGGGTAAGTTAATTAATTTTATCATAGATAGAGGTGAAGCATAATGTATAAATATATTGCTACAATAGTGGAAATAAGTAATAATAATGAATACTATATAGAATCAGATGAATTTTATCTTATAAAGGATTGTAAGGATTATTTTAAAGAATTTATTAAGGACATTAAAAATAGTAGTGAGTATAAAGAAAACAATTATAGACTTTATATTTATAAATTATATAGGAAAATTAAATGTATTTAATAGAGACTAATTATGGATTATCGGGCAAGGATATTCAGTAAATGGATTACTTTATTAATATCCAGAAAGGAATTAAGTGAATAGTATTTTTGAGTTAGAAACTGGTGTGGCATATAGACAACCCACTGATATGATTACTTGTCATGTTTGTAATACCACATTTTCTCCTGTTAGCATTATAATGATTCCGACAGATTTATGTGCTTATTATTCTGGTACTTATAAACGTATGTGTGCTGTATATTTTGAAAGCGATAATGTTTGTAACCATGTAATGTTTTCTGGTAAGTGGGGATGCGTTTTTATGGGAGACGTAGAAGCATTACCTCTAACTATACTATCCAAATTTGAAGATGTATTATTACAACAGCCAGATAATGAACAAGCAGATAAAGCTTGGAGATACGCAATCAATAAGTTTAAAGAAAGTAGAAATAAATAGTGTGGCATTATATAACAACTGAAGAAGAAATGTGGAAGTCACTCGAAATAATCAACAGAGAGTCTTTTGAACCATTTAAAGAAGTAATGGCATTAGATGTTGAAACTAATGGACTAAATGCACTTGAAAATCAATTACTTTTAGTACAAATTGGCGTATCTGAGGATTTAGTTTACATTTATGATGCTAGAGCTTTGGACATGACTGAGTTTTTTAGCAGATTGAGTTCACATATTAGATGGTTATTTCATAATGGAAAATTTGATATTAAGTTTCTAAAAAAGAACTATGGATGGCTTCCAGAATATGTATTTGATACCATGATAGCAGAATCCTTATTAACTGCTGGAATTGGTAAGATTATGTCTTCTCTAAATGACTTAACCTTTAAGTACCTGAATGTAAATCTAGTAAAAGAGATTAGAAATCAGTTCCAAGAAGAAATTGTATTCTTTACTGACCAACAACTAAACTATGCGGCAGATGACGTAATTTATCTACTTAAACTCTATCCACTTATCTATGAACAGTTAATCAAGAAAGACGTAGCCAATATTGCGTACAATATAGAGTTTCCTTTAGTAAGAATTCTAGCAGAGATGGAATTATTAGGAGTAGGATTTGACCAGAAACTCTGGATGAAAATCTACGATCTTACTAATAAACGTCAAAAACAAGCGGAAAAAGAACTACGAGAAATGTTATCTACTGCCGGAACTTTAGATGTACCCCGTAAAAAGAAAGGAATTTCAGTAATTGAAAAGATAGAGGCTACTGAAATTAATCTAAACAGTATTCAGCAAGTTTTAGTAATGCTTAATACTTTTGGTATTAAAGTAGATAGTACAGGCTCAGAGGCTTTATCTAATATTCATCACCCAGTTGTGGAGGCACTTCTTAAAAATAGAAAATTAAGTAAGAGATTAAGTGCTTTTGGTCAGTCTTATATAGATGATTATGTACAAAAAGATGGTAAGATTCATGCTGGATTTAATCAAATCGGAGCCGCCACAGGCAGAGAATCCTGTGAACAACCCAATCTTCAGCAATGTCCCAACCCAGCAAAAGACCCATCTGTAGATATTAATTATAGATTAGCTTTTATAGCAGACCCACATTGTGTATTAATTAAATCAGATTATAGTCAAGTAGAATTAAGAATTGCTACTGAACTGAGTCAAGAACCAGAATTCTTGGAAGCTTATAGAACTGGTAAGGATATGCACAAACTAACAGCTTCTAAAGTATTTCATATTCCCTATGACGAAGTTACTAAAGATAGTAGAGAGCGAACAATTTCAAAAAATATTAATTTTGCAAGTTTGTATGGAAGTGGCCCAAGTAATTTAGTTTCTAAGTTTCAAGTAAGTATGAAAGAAGCCAGGACTATTGTAGAAGGTTTTCATGCAGCCTATCCAATCTTAACTGCTAAACTAAAGGAATTAGGAAACGAAGCAGTAATTAATGGTTACGCGACCACTATTTTAGGACGTAGACGCTACTTTACTACACCAAGTTTTGGTAATCAAGATTTTGAACAGATTTTATCTTCAATTAAACGTGAGGGAGCCAACCATGCCATTCAAGGTACAAGTGCTGATATGACAAAGCTGGCTAAAGTATATCTTTATGATGCACTTAAAGAGGTCGGTGGTAATATTATTATAGCAGTTCATGATGAAATAGTTTGTCAAGTACCAGAAGAATTTGCCGAACGAGGTGAAGAAATTGTACGAGATTGTATGATTAGAGCCGGAGAATCTATGATTAAAACTGTGCCGATTGAAGTTGATGTTTTGTGCGGAAAAAGTTGGGGTGGATGAAAGTATGAGCAAAAAAGAACGTTTTTTTGTAGTAAAATTAATGTCAGTAGAAACACCGGCATGTATTGTAACAGATTATGATACATCAAGTTCTGGCGGTGTAACTGATATTACAGTAAGAATTAGAGTGAAGAGCTCCGAACTTGACAAAATAGAAGAAATGTGGTATAATACAAAGCATGAGTGAAGAATTAGATAAACTATTAAAAGATATTAGAAAAGAATGGGAAGATGACGCAATCGTATTAACTGGTGCTGGATTTGATGGAATCAAGCCAGAAGCAATTTCTACAGGTTCACTAGCAGTAGACCTAGCCACAGGAATTGGTGGTATACCAAGAGGACGTGTAACTGAACTTTTTGGAATAGAATCCACAGGAAAAAGTACCTTATGTAATTATATTATTGCCAACGCACAACGTAAAGGTATTCATTGTGGGTATATCGATACTGAACAGTCGGGTGATCCTGATTATATGGAATTATGTGGAGTAGATTACGACTCTCTTTGGTTTAGTCAGCCAGATACATTAGATAGTGCTTTAAGTTTATCAGAAAGATGGATTGACAGTGGTTTATTTGGTTGTATTGTATTTGACTCCGTAGTGGGACTTTCAACTGCTACAGAGAAAGAAAAGGAAATTGGTGAGAGAAGTGTTTCATCTATTTCTGGACTTCTAACTCAGTATTTCAAAAAGAATATGTATGGCATACGGGCGAATAATGTCGCTATGATTTTTACCAATCAGGCCAGAGATGTAATTGGAAGTTATGTGCCAATGGTTGGTACGTCTGGTGGACACGCTCTAAAACACTATGCTTCAGTTAGAATTCAAACTAAGAAGAAAGAAGATATTAAAGTCAATGGTGAAGTAGTAGGAATAGACTGTATAGCCAACTTTAAGAAAAACAAAGTTGGTGGCCGTCCGGGCAGTGAACCTCATTATAGTATATATTATGGAAAGGGAATTGTTAAAGGTGCAGAGGTATATAATATGGCAATTGAGTATGGAGTATTAATTCCTAGGGGCGCATATACATTTTATAATGGGGAAAATATTGGTCAAGGTAAAGAAAAGACTATAGCGATGTTGTCCGAGAATCAAGAATTAACTGACAAAATAGAAAAAGAAGTATTAGCGCAAGTATTAGGAGATAAATAAATAAATATGGATATTAGTCTAGGAGCAGTAGTAGCATTAATCCTGGGTCTTACTGAGTGGATTAAAACTAAGGCAGGTTTAAGTGGAACAGCGGCAGAGTGGTTAGCATTAGGAGTAGGATCATTAATAGGTAGTGCATATCAATTTACAGTTACAAAACCTATAGACGTATCACAGTGGATAGTGGTTATTATTGCTGGCTTGATTATTTCAGTTTCAACAACTGGTGGATATAAGTTAGGAATGTCAGTAGCTGACCGTGTAAATAACAAAAATATAGGTTTTATTAGTGCATCAAGTGTATTCGGTGAACTAAAGACTACTGATACTAAACCAGTAGACCCAGTAGTAACAGAAAAAAGCGCAGTAATAACAAGTCCAGTTGTATCAGTAACACCATTAACATCGACGGTAACAATATCAGCAACAGCAGACACCAAATAATAAAAGGAAAATATTAAAATGGCATATTACGTAGAGCCCAAGAAAAATACCGCAACAAATGCAAATAAGTTCGTCAAAGTAATCGCAGGAATCCCTGCCATTGTACAAGTTATCGACGCCGACGCAGTTCAGAAGTGGCAACATTGGCTAACTGATAGTGAAGGAAAGAAAGCCAGCGTTAGATGTCTGGGTAAGGCAGAATGTCCAGTTTGCGCTAAGAACGCTTTACTCGGCCCTGACGGTTGGAAGAATCCAAGCTTTAATAAGATTCAAAAGAGATATATGGTAAATGTAGTTAATCTTACCCCCGTTAAGAGGGGTTCTGATGGTGAACCATACTTACCTATGAAAGATAAGAATGATAAGTTAGTCTACCCTGCCACAGATGCTAAAGGTAATTCTCTAGTGGACGTTAAGGCAGAATCTATGAATGAGGTACAAATTCTTGAAAGAGGGCCAGAACTATTTGCTCAGTTAGACGCACTAAATAATTCAGTTGTTGACCCCAAAGATGCAGACCCAATTAATGGTGCAAAACTAGGATTAACTCATTTTGCTATCCAGTTAATGGCTAAAGGTGAGGGTAGAGAAATGAAAGTCTCTGTTACTCCTCTATTAGGTTCACCATTAACAATCAATCCAGATGAGTACCAGGATAAGAAAATCGACTTAAATGCTGGATTTGCTTTTACAACTGATGAAGTTCAGGCAATTCTTGACGGAGTTAAGGTTTCAGATATTCTAGCGGCACGGGCCGCACAGGAAGCTCAGACTCAACCAGCTCCTGCTATTGACTACAATATTAAGTAATTGAAAGGATAAATACCCTACGGGAACGGGTTTAGTGGTGACGAACAAGACCAGTGGGCGAGAGTCGTGGTCAATACCTAGCAAACCGGCCCACCCGTAGGGATTTATATTATGGACTATATTAGAGTATATAAAGAAGATGGTAAAAGTTGGTGGAGAATAGACAACTTAGAACAGTGGAACGATTTTACCCAGTTATTGGCAACATATGAACCAGTACAATATCCATGTTTGGTACATGAGGAAGTTAAATACGGCTATTGTTTAGAGACCTCTAATTTCTTTGTGAGGTATGATGTTTGAATGAGTAAAACAATAATATTAATTTCAGGAAAAGCTGGAGTAGGTAAAACTACTACTGCAAACTATCTTAGGGATTTATTATATCAAGACAAGTTCATATCAGAGATATTCCCAAACGCCTCTTCTATAAAACAGATGTGCAAAAGCGTATTTAATTGGGATGGTGTAAAGGACGGAAAAGGTAGACAACTATTAATTGATTTAGGAAGGGTTGCACGTAATTACGACTTAGATTTTTGGGTACGTGAAAACTCTAGTAGAATACACCAAAGTAACACAGAAGTAGCAATAGTTGACGATTGGCGTTATCTTAACGAATACGAGTTTTTACGAAGAAATTGGCCCACTGATAGTGTAATAAAGCTTAGGGTCGAACGACCAGAAAGTGAAATTTTGAAAAGTTCCTCGTCCTATAATGACCCAAGCGAGACTTCACTTCCAATAGGTGGCTACTCAGATGGATATTACGACGCTGTACTCGATAATTCAGGTACTCTTGATGATTTATGTAGTCTTGTACTTCAGACACTACAAGAATGGTTGATTGGGGGAATAATTTAAGGTTCTTTTTGATAGAGATTTACAGGCAAGAGAGTGGGGCCAACTTAGAAAAATGATTAATTTGTACGGTCGTTGGAGACTCCTAGAAGCCTTGTTGAGAGCTGGGTCTAATCAGACCTTTGACCCCAATGGGAAAAATACATGGGGGTACTTTAACACAATCTGTATAGGGCTAATTGGGGATGAAAAAGACTTACAAGAATCTATATTTAAGTATAAAAGACAAAAAGAAGATACACAAAAGTTGATTGAAGATTTAAGTACAAAAAGAGATAAAATTAAAATTAAGGATAAAACGTGGCTGATTTACAACAACGCTTAGTAACTCCACAGAATGTAGAAGCAGAACGAGCATTTATTTGTTGCATGATACTAGATAATAATCTGCTTTATAACTTTAAAGTAAAATCAGAATATTTTTATAAACCAGAGTATAGGGCATTGTGGATAGCAATTCACAGGCTATTTTTGGATAATAAACCAATTGACTTTTTATCTCTAAAAGAAGAATTAAGAACTGCTAATAAGTATGACGAAATTGGTGGAGACATCTTCCTTAATGGATTAATGTCTGATGAATTTGTACCAAATAATGCTGAGTATTATTTAAGTCTAGTCAAAGACGCTTATACTCTAAGGAACATTATTGAGATTGGTACACAGTGTATAGATACCGGATATAATCCAATAGCCAAAGCCAAGATAGCTAAAGAGAAAATATTTTCACTCTTTAATAACTTTCAGGACGATGATGAAGTTGGTAAGACCTATTCTATGAATGATTTAGTTCTAAAGGAATGGGACGACCTACATTTTAGAATTGAAAACCCTGATAAGATTGGTATTATGACAGGTTTTACAGGCTACGACCTAATCTCTGGTGGATTACATGCTCAGGATATGGTGATTGTAGCAGCTAGACCAGGCACGGGTAAAACGGCAATCGTGCTTAAAATGTTATTAAACATGGCAAAAAATGGCGTACCTAGTTACTTATGGGAATTTGAAATGGGACGCTCCCAGTTAGTACAAAGATTGGCATCTATTGAATCAGGAGTTAATCTAACTAAGATTGTTAATGGCAAGCTCACTCAAGCCGAGTATAATAAGGTAACAGAAGGTTTAAAGCGATTACAGAATCTTCCAATGTATCTAGAAACTAATGTTTCTGCTAATATCTATGATATTATGACTCAAACTAGAAAGATGGTAGTTAAACACGGGATTAAAGTCATGGCCTTAGACCACGTGCAACTAGTTCCGTCTACTAATGATGATTTAACTCAAGAGATTGGTAGTATTAGTAGACAGATTAAGAAGATTGCTATGGAGTTGGATATTACTTGTTTACTAGTTTCACAACTTAATCGTGCCGTAGAAAGACGAGATGATAAGCGACCAACTCTATCAGATTTGAGACAAAGTGGTAATCTAGAAGAAAATGCAGATCAAGTATTATTTCTTTATAGAGAAGAAATGTATGAGAAGAAAGAAGATAATTTAGGACTTACTGAGTTGATAGTTTCAAAACACCGTAATGGGCCGCCTGGAAGTCTACCTTTGATTTTCAAGGCCGAAACTGCTAATTATATTGATTTGGGCAATTATGAACAATAGAATAAAAGATTTAACTGGGCAAAGATATGGTCAATTAACAGTATTTGAATTTTATGAAAGAAAAGATTATAGAACTTTTTGGAAATGTTTGTGTGATTGTGGCAAGGAAAAAATAATTGATGCCTGCTCGTTAAGAACTGGTCATACTAGGTCATGTGGTTGTTTTTTTAATCGCGGAAACCAGATAGAATATGGTCTTGCAGCATTTAATAGATTATATCATTCATATAAAGTAAAAGCAAAAGATAGAAATCGCGAGTTTTTATTAAACAAAGACGATTTTAGAACAATCACATTACAGAATTGTTATTATTGCGGGATAGAACCTAAACAGATTTATAGACCAAGGTCTAATACCGGAATAAGTAATGGCCCATATGTGTATAATGGTATTGATAGAAAAGAAAACTTAAAAGGATATACATTAGAAAACTGTGTGGCATGTTGTGGAAGATGCAACAGAATGAAATTACAATTGAGTGTAGAAGATTTTATTAATCAGTGTATAAGGGTAGTAGAATATAATGACAAAAAATAATCGAAGTAAAATAAAAGGCGACAAGTTTGAAAGAGATGCCGCCAAAATGTTGTCTGAAAATGGTGCTATTTTTAAGCGAGTGCCAGGCTCAGGATCAATTGGAACCAACTTGGGGATGGCCTCTTTGACTGGTGACTTACAAGGACACTATCCTTGGTTTCGACGGGATTTTCGCCTTGAAGCAAAAGTAGGGTATGGCACTTCCAAACAAATGACCCTAAAACGGGAATGGTTTACTAAGATACGTGACCAAGCTGCTTTAGATAACAAATATCCAGCCGTAGTCATCAAGTTTAATGACGTTACAGGTGGAGATATTGGTTCCGCTACGGCTATCTGCTTTAACTTGGATGTGTGGAATCAACTCATGTCTGATATTAAAGAGTTAAATGACGAGTACACAGTATTGTTAGAAAAGTATTACGGTAAGGAAAAAGAAAATGCTGAATGAAGAGTTACTTCCTGATTTTGATGCTATGAACGCTTTAGCTAATATAATTGCAAGGTACAAAACAGAAGCAGATTCATTTAAACTTCAACTAGATACTCGAATAGCTGAATGTGTTAAAGAAGTATATACGAACAAAAATCTATTTATTAATGGCAAACCTGGTACACAGTCCTATGTCGATAATGTAGTGAGAATCATTGGTAATACGCCCGAAGATGCTGAAACTCTAAGGAATTTAAATACTTCTTATAGAGTTGCTCAAAGAAACGCCGAAGAAGCCACTAACTTACTAGAAACTATGCGAAATAAAGTCTCAGTCTTTCAAACCATCAGTGCCAATAAGAGGAACGGCTTGCTTTGATAGGAGTTTCAGAAGCACTGACCAACTACCATTTTTATAAAGAAATGGATTTGAACAGTGACGAATTTCAGTCTACACTGGATGTAGACCTAATCCTAAGAAATCTGTATCAGTTTGACGAAATATCAATAAAAGATATTGAGAGTTTACAACTGTTATTGGCCGGATTTAGTTTTAGAAAGATAAGCCTGATGATTGGTTTTGATAGAAAGACTACCGCCAAGCGTTTGACAGCATTAATTAAACGGGTAGGTGATTTATACTATGCGTGAATGTTGCATTTGTGGAAAAGAAATCATATTTGGCTTTAACTATTTGTGCAAAGAGCATTGGGATACCTACAAGGGTTCTATAGACGAACCTTGGCTTAGATACTTAATGTCTTTTGAACAAAAAGAACGCAGTTATAGAAAAGATAGTAGCAACAATATCCCAATTGAGGACACAGAAAATAATGAATGAACTTAGATGTATTCACCGCCACACGATTGAAACTCATAGACGCTGTTTTGATAAGAATGGACTACCAATTAATAAGGCCGTATCGTGGTATGATGGATTAAGAATTGGATACCTTGATATTGAATCAGACGGATTAAAGGCTGACTTTAGTACGATGTTGAGTTACTGTATCAAAGAACGTGGTGGTGCAATTTATTCCAATGTAATCACTAAAGAAGAACTTTTTAATGGAGTAACAGATAGTAGATTAGTACAAGATTTAATCAACGAAATGAATGGTTTTGATATTCTAGTAACCTATTATGGGACTGGTTTTGATATTCCTTATATTAGAAGTAAGGCCATGCACTACGGGTACGTATTTCCTGGCTATGAGAAAGTAGTACAATTTAATGGTAATACTGCCAAGACTGTATTAATTCCTTCTATTTATCACTGGGATTTGTACTATGTAGTTAAATCTAAGATGAACTTAAGTAGAAAGTCATTGGACAATGCTTGTCAGTATTTGGGAATTAAAGGTAAGACTCCACTAGATAAGGATTATTGGAGATTGGCTAAGTATGGTGACGAAAAAGCTCTTAAAGGCGTTCTAGAGCATAATGAAGGTGACGTAGTTATCCTAGAGGAACTCCACGATTGTCTGTGGGGACTTGGTAAGTGGGAAAGGAAGCCATTATAATGCTATCATTTTATAAAGTCAATACAGAAATCTATGCTGAATACAGTGTAGAAAGAGGAATGTGGGTCGGTAATGGTAAGATTGAGATTAGTTCTCAACTACCAGAAGGAAATATTAAGAACGAGAGTTATTTAACTCCTGAGTATGAATATGAAACTTCCGACCAGATTTTTGACCAAATTGCAGCAGATTTGGAGAATCAAGTTAATATTTCAGGTTTGTTGGACTGAAAAGCAGCTTGACACGATGCGCCCGATGTGCTACAATCTGCACACGGCAAAAAGGATCAGGACAATGCCAATGGCAAGGAATAAGTTTACACTAAACATTAGTTTTCACAACGTAGGCGACGTATTCGAGGTAGTAGGATTTGGTGGAACGGAAAAACGCTCATTTGAGATTCTCAAGGTTGAAGGTGCTTTAGCCGAGATGATTCGAGTAGGCCCCGAAACACACAAACGCTTCAAAGGTCGTCCCCTCAAAGTGGTAATGTTAGAAGATTTTAAAGAACCAGAGTTTTTTGAAGTTCCCTTTTAGGGACTTCTTAGGGGTATCGGTTAATTGGCAAACCAGTGGCCTCCAAAACCACGACTGTAGGTTCGAGTCCTACTACCCCTGCTATCTTGTATTGAAAGGAAAGGCGCAACTATGAACAGAGAAAAAGCAGAACAACTCATTAAGTTGTACAAGGAAGCATTGTTTAGTAAGTTCAAAGATTGGGGTGACCATCCTTCTCAAACCGAAGTAATTGACCAAAAATTAAAAGAAATCGAAGAACTTTTAATAAAAGAATTAACCGATTCTCGTATGCCAATAGGCTGAAAGGTAATAAGATGAATTCAGGTAACATATTAGTAGTGTTCGCAAACTCAGAAGCAATTGGGTACTTACTAATTTTTAGTGGTTCAATTATCGTAGTTGAAATAGGCTGGTATAAACAACATATTAGGAAAAACAAATGATTTTATTAGGGCCAGATTTTGCAGTTGTGTTTGTTGGTGGAACATTCTTATTCGTAGGAGTTGGTTCCTTACTGTATCAAATTATAAAAAAATTTCTAGAGGATAAGATATGAAGTTTTCAATTGATTATCATTGGTGGGCATTACTATTTGATATTGGCTACAGAAACTTAGAGCATTATTGGACAAGTTTAACGTTTAGATTTTTATGTTTTAATGTGACATTTTATATATTATAAGTAATATCCCTTTGTTAGTTTAATTGGTTAAAATCACTCACTGTGAATGAGTCGATAGGGGTTCGAGCCCCCTACATCGGACAGAAAGGTAAAAATGGAAAGATACATTTTAACAGAAATTTCATCGGATAAAGCTGATGAAATCATAGAAGGTAGTCCTGATATTTGGGATTATATTTGTGAGAATAAAAATGGGGTCTGCTATTGGAATAAACAGACCGGAGAGTTATTGTGGATTCCACATGAAGAAGATATAGCAAAGTTTAGTAAAATAAATACCCTAGCACGAAAGATTAAGTGTTAGGGTATTTTTATACCTAAGAAAGAAGGTTAAAAATGATTGAATTTCCAGAAATTGAAGGTTGTGAATTCTTTTTAGCGGGTGGTTGTGTACGTGACCAACTTCTAGGAATTCCGTACAAAGATAAGGATTTTGTTATAGTTACCAAGGTCTGCATTTTCAACTAACAGCAAAGGAGTTATAATGGAATTAGATATAATCTTTGAAACCTTACACGGAAGCCACTTATATGGAACTTCTATACCTACAAGTGATATTGACTATAGGGGAGTAGCTTTACAACCCTTTAAGTCTATCTTGGGCATGTCACCCTTTGAACAGTATGAACAAAAAGACCCTGACCGAACAATTTTTGGGGTTAGTAAGTTCCTTACCTTAGCCGCTGACTGTAACCCTAATATAGTAGAGATTCTATTCGCCCCAACTGTAGGGGAGACTTGTATCAAAGTAACAGATACATGGGCTAAGATTTTACAACATCGTTATTTAATTATCAGTAGAAAAGCCAGACATACTTTTACTGGGTATGCTTTTGCACAGATGAAACGTATGAAGATGCACCACGAGTATATGACGGGTAAAGTACCACCAGATGCTCAACCTCAAGATTTTGGTGCATATAGGAATGAGGAAGGTAATTGGTCTTGGCCTAGCGGTATAGAACAAAATGCTTATAGTAACGCCCACAATAAGTGGACTAACTATAATGAATGGAAAAAGAACCGAAACCCTGCTAGACACGAATTAGAAGCAAAGTATGGTTATGATTGTTATTCAGAAGATACTGAGTTCTTAACATCTACTGGATGGAAACTGTACGATGATGTACAAAACGGTGATTTTCTAGGAACCATTAATCCTAATGGTAATTTTGTAGAATTTCAGCAATTTACTGAACGAGTCAAGAAGCCCTATAGTGGCCTGATGTACCATTTAGAATCTTTACACACAGACTGTTTTGTAACCTCAAATCACAGAATGTACGTTGCTGGTTGTCATAGACAAGCATCAAATAACTATTCTACGGAATGTGATAGTGTGTGGGGGTTCAATCCTTTATATACTCTAATTGATGGTACAAAATCAAATTTTCATGTTTTAGCACTTCCTACAAATAATAACGTTGATGAGGGCGTTACAGACGAATTTTTAAAACTCTTAGGGGCGTATATTTCGGAAGGAACTATTAATTTTCATAAGGGTAATTTGAAGTGTGCAAGAATCACTCAAACCCCGAACGGTAAGCAGGGATTCTTTGATATGATGGATAGTTTACCGAAGGAAATGTATTCTGGTAGGTACGAATACTTTAGAAAGAATCGAGGTTATGACGAGACTATTTGGTGTATAAATAAAACCCTTTCTTTAGCCTTATATAATATGTGTGGGCATCTATCAAGAAATAAACATTTACCGGATTTTTATATTCATTTGACAAAGAGACAGGCGTGGGTTTTATTATATTCATTATTATTAGGAGACGGTACTTTCAAAGAACGTGGAAATTATGTCTACTATACAAATAGTTTTGTTCTTGCAAAACAAGTTCAATTTCTGTCTATCTTGGCGGGGCATAATTCTACAGTTAACCCCGGCTTTGGAATGTATCAAGTTTATATAACTGGTACTAAAGACACAAAGCAAACTAATTATGTAATATTAAATAACAAAATAGAAAAGGTTGATTATACTGGAAATATAGTTTGTTTTACTGTTCCAAATGAGTCTTTAATCACCCGCCACAATAATAAGGTCTCTTTTCAGGGAAATACCAAACATGGTATGCACTTAGTCCGTTTAATTACAGAGGGTGAGGAACTTTTACTTACAGGTAATATTACTTTACCACGACCAGATGCTAAGTTCTTGTTAGAAGTACGAAACGGTTTATTTACTTATGACCAGATTGTACAATATGCCGCTGATGGTGAACAGCGTATCTTAAAAGCAGAGCAGGAATCCAAACTACCATTTGGGGCCAACCGAGTAGCAATTGAAAATCTATTAATTGATATTAACTTTGAAACTGTTTTGAAAGGGGAAAAGTGAGTGATTTAATTGTAACAGTACAAAAGGTGTTTGAGATTAAACCACACCCTAATGCTGATAGTCTAGAGATTATTAAGTTTAAGGGTGGATGGCAATCCCTAGATAAGATTGGTAAATACAAAGTAGGAGATTTAGTAATTTTTGTACCACCAGATTGCATCTTGCCTAAGTGGATTATAGAAGCAGAGAAGATTGAGTACCTCAAGAGTGAAGCAGGTAGAACTAGAACTGTAAAGCTTCGTGGGACTTTATCAGAGGGTTTAATTCTTCCATTAACTATTGCCAGATTAAGTACAGATAATGAACCATTATTAGAAGGTGAAGATGTAGCAGAAGCATTGGGTATTACCAAGTGGGAGCCAAAACAAGCCTCTTATCAAAACTTTGGTGAAAAGAAAACCAAGAAGATTCGGTATAATAAGAGCGATGTACAAGAGTACACTCATATTCAACATCTAAAGAACTTTCCTGATTTCTTTAGTGAAGATGAAATTGTGGACGTAACTGAGAAAGTTCACGGCACAAATTGGCGAGCAGGGTGGGCAAGAAAACTCAAAATGTCATTCTTTGACCGAATTAAGAAATTATTCGGTAAGTACGACGAGTGGGTATATCTGGCAGGAAGTCACCATGTAGTAATGCCTTTAGACAGTGAGAAGTCTAGTTGGTATGGAAGTACAATTACTGGTGGAAATATCTATCAACAAATGGCCCTGAAAGTTAAAAATAAGATTCCCAAAGGTTATTTTGTATTTGGGGAGTTATACGGGCCAGGTATTCAAGACCTAACTTACGGAGTTAAAGAAACTACACTTATTGTATTTGATGTGATGAAAGACGGAAAATACCTAGATGTAGATGATTTGGAAGATTTTTGTTTTAATAATGGTTTTGATAGAGTTCCAGTAATTGCTAGAACTGAATGGAAGAACATTGACGTAGATAAAATTACTTCTGGTAAATCAATTCTAGCGGCATCAAATGGAGTTAATCAAATGCGTGAAGGAGTTGTTATTAAAACCGAAAAAGAAACTTGGCATCCCACTACAGGTAGAAAGATTATTAAGTCGATTAGTCCAGAGTATATGACCCGTAAAAACGGTACTGAGTATCAATAAAGGAAAAATAAAATGACAATCAAATATGGTCTCGAAAAAGAGTATTTCGTATTCAAACCTGAGGATTTAGTTAATCCAGTAGTATGTCCGGGTTCATTAAACCCCGATGGATGTGGATTCCTAGCAGAAGCAAGAGGGGAACCATTCACTAACCCAATTAATGCAGTTTATTCCCTATTAGCAGATGAACACCGTTTACAGGGAGTAGCCATCAAACTTGGTCTAGTGTTAGTGGCTATGCCAATATTCAAAGTCTCAAAGACAGTAAGAACTGCGGCAGGACGAATCTACCAAAAAGGACTGACTAAATATCAAAACCTTTATGGTTATGAGAATCATAAAAATGTAGGTTTGGAACATACGGCGGGAGTTCATGTAAGTGTTACAGATGGTGCTATACTCTCTTATGTAAATAAGAACGACCAACTCGTTGAACGTAAGTATAATGCTAATTTTGATTGGCCTAGACTATTTACCGGTATGGATCGGACATTTAAGTTAGATATTAAAGAAGCAAAACGATTACCAGGTTTCTACGAACTAAAGGATGACGGACGAGTTGAGTATCGTTCGTTACCAAATAATGTAGACCTTATGAGATTGGCGGATTACTTACACGCATTTAGGTGGTAAATGGAAGTATTAAGAAAGTTACTGGATAGGATTACGGTAAGCGATGTAATTAGACTAGATTTCGACCTTAGACCTTATAATGGATATTATAAAGGGGTAGAGCACGATTCTCTGGTAATAGATACCAAAAAGAATATTTTCTATTGGAACTCTATGGGAATTAGTGGAAATGCTTTAGACTGGTTAATGGAGATTAAAGCATTTCCACTAATTCCCATAG